GTCTGTTCAAAAGCAACTTTATTTTCTTCTTGTTGTTTTATGAAATTATCAGCAAATTCTTTTGCTTTTACAAAATCTTCTGGTATCGATTCGTTAAGACCCTTAACGGATTTATACTTTTCTTTTTGACTTTCTAAAAGCGCAAGGCCTTTTTGATAATCTCTTTCTATATTGATTTCCTTGTCTGTGATTTCATCATCGTCAGCAAATTCGGAAATAACATATTCTTTATTATACAATCTTTCAATTTGCCTATCATTAAGAGTTGGATTATCCAATCTTAGATTTTGCAACAGAATGTTTTCTTTTGGCTCGGCCGACCAGTCTTTTTGAGTTTCCAAAAAGTCATTATAGCTTCTGCCTGTTTCTTTTTTGTACTCTAAATACTTTTCAGTTTCAGGATCTAATTTAGCAGAATCTTTAGGTTTTAAAGAATCTTCAAATTCCTCAACAGTCATTCCTTTTTTTTCTGCTAAATATTTAAGAGCGTAGTTCTCGTCAAGCTCTATATATTCAGAAGAAGCTTCTTGTTCAATTTGTTTTTTAGCAACAACATCTTCTGTAATTTGATTTTCTTTTGATTGTTGTAAAAAAGAAGGGTGAAATTCAGGAGAATCGTCTACTACAGTCCATTGCTTTGTAGATTCTATTACTGGTTGCTCTGCAATTGTTTCTACAACTTGGGTAGATTCTTGTTTTTCTATTTCTTCTGACATTTTAATTTGAATTTAGATTTGAATTTAATTTTATTTTAATTTTATTTTAATCTGTGTCTTTTAATGATTGTCCTTTATAAGTTTCGCCTGAAACACAAGATCCTGTTGTTTTGCCTCTTTTATAAGAAGAACCAATATTTTTACAATCAACTTCTATTGTCTTTACTTTAGCAGCTTGACTAGCAACCTTATTATATTCTTCTTTAGTTAAAGGATTCTCCTTATTAAAATTAGTCGCATTGAAACTTCTATTTATAATAGAATCTTTTTTTCTTATAATTTCATCTCTTCTTATTTTTGCTGCTTTTTCAAGCTCTGCCCTTGAAATTTTTACCATTACCTTCTTCTTAACGGAATCTTGTTCTGTATTATTTACCTCAATAGCATTTGGCGCTTTCACAAAAATTTTTTTAACTAGGTCTGGCATATTTTTTTTAACTAATGACTGCTGTTAATTTATTAAGCAAATATATAAAAAATCTATTATAGAATGAATTTTGATATTATTTTTCTATTATAAGGTCGCTAATCATAATTCCAACAAAATCATCTTCAAATTTCTTTTTGTCAAAATCGTGATTTGTCAAAAATGGATATTCTTTTTTTAGCTCTTTTATAGAAAAATAAACATTTGCTCCTTCTACTTTAAAAGGAATTTTTGCTTGAACCAACTCTATTCTTGTTGGAATTACTTTTATTGCATCTTTTACTTTTTTCTTTGCTTTTGACATAATTTTTGTTTTTATAATTTAATTATACACTCTTATTTCTAAAGGGGTAGATTGCAAAATGCCGTCCCCATACGCCGACGATATAAAACTAAAAGTATCAATTGTAACAATAGATGTGTTTCCTAAAGAATTTGACTTATCTATATACGCAATTGTTCTGTTATTATTATCATTTGTAATAGTATACCAAGTTTTATTATTTAATAAAATATTACCAGACACAGATAATGAATATCTTCCTGGCGAACTATATGCGTTAGGAGTAACGGTTTGCTCTAAAGTATTTTGTAATACAACTAATGTAGGAGCATTAGTACCTGACTGACTAATTAAAGCTGAGTATACTTTATATTGGGGTGTCGCTTCACCCGAATTAAAATTTATAGCATCAGAAATTGCTAATGAAAATTCCTCAAAAGAAGCGTATGGTTCGTCATTTAAGTCTACAAAATAAGTCCAAGCCATAGGGGTTTTAAATGGTAGCCCTGATAAATTTGATAAATTAGCTACTGCTTTAGGAATTATTAAAATTTGTTTTTTTGCATTGTACTGCAATCTGTAATCTCCTTTTGTGTAAGAAATCCCGTCTATTGAAAAGGATTTTTCACTTTCATCTTTTAATTTGATTGTTGCCATTTTATTTATTTTTATAGTTCGTCGTTTAATTGAAAAATATCATCGTTAATTTCTTCGTTTTCAAAATCAATAGGTTCTTTTTCTTTTGCTCTTTGCTCAATCATTTTGCTTTGTTGAGAAGCTTGTTTTGTAATTCTTTCGTCTTTTTTATCTTCGATAAATTTAACTTTATCGCCTTGAATACCTGCTTCTAATTGAGCAATTTGAAAGTCCCCAAGAAATTTAGCCTCAATTGTCTGTCTAGCTTCGTTTCCTTTGGCTTGTTCTTTGGCAATTAATCCTTGATTAACCATTTCTTGTTTTTGCATTTCAATTTGTCCAATAGCTTGCGCTGTTTGCAAACGAGCACCTTCTGCCGCTTGCGCTGATTGAGTATTTGCTTGAGCTTGCGCTTGAATTTCTTCCATTTTTCTTTTCTGCATCTCTTTCATTCTCTTTTCTCTTAAAATAGAAGCGTAGTTTACAGCGTACTTAAAATTAGGAATAGATAATATTTTGTATTTATCTGCAAAACTTAAAGTTCCGCTAGCAATTTCATTAGACAAATCTGCTTCTAATTTAGCTTTTTCTTCTGCGTCTAAATACAAATCAATAAATATTCCAAACTCAAACAAATGCAATTGCTTTATTTCTTCTAAATCCATTACGGCAGTTGCGCCAATTTTTCTTGCAAAATCTTCTTTTAAGTCCGAATATTTTAGCAAATCGCCTATTCTATAACTTACTGCTTCTGCGGTTAATTTGGTAATGTATTTTGCGCTATCTAAAATATGTCTAGTCGCTACGTTGCTGTTTAATGCAGCCAATTTTTGAATACCTACCAAAGAATCTTTATCAGGATTTGATGCGTCAGAAGCTCTGTTTAAACCAATAACATCTCGCATTAATTCTAAATAACCTGCTCTTTCTACTCTTAATGATTGAAGTTTATTTAACGAATCCCCAGTTCTTAATTCCTGTATTGGTTTGCTGTACATTGGATCGCCATTTGCACCAAAACTTCTTGCAAAAATACTACCTGTTTGCCAAAACATATCGACCATGTTCTGAACAGTCAGCACGTTTCCGCCGCCAAAATCCAATTCGGAAAGTGCATCTGGATCAATAATAAATCCATCAGGTTGTATCTTTTGAATAATTTGCTCGGCCTTTAATTCTAAAACATTTAATTTGTCTTCAACTGGAATCATTCTAGCAACAAGAGAATCAATATATCCTCTTTCTTTATTTGGCGCTTTTCCAATGTATTGGTCAATTACTTTTTGCTTGTTTGATTTTGGGCGAGACATATTTTCAGAAACTTCCCATTTAAGCAAAATATCAGTACCTAAAACCAAAGCTCCTTCAAAAAGAATTTCTTCAGCAACAGTTGTAGTTTTATATTTTCTAAAATCTTTTTTCTTGTTTTTACCTTCTGTAAATTCGCTAATTTCTTTAGCGCCAGAATCTAAATCAATTATTTTTTTTACTCTGTCTCTTGTAGTTTTGTAGGTAAAATAAAGTACGTTAGTTGTACCTTTTATTCTTTGATCTTGTGATATTCTATGGTAATCCCACCATTGAACTGCCGAACTTGCTAATTGCTCTTTCTTTTCTTCGTTCTTTGGGTCGTTTAACCATTGAAATTCTATTAAAATTTCGCTAATTGGCACAACTTTAAATTCACCATGGTAAAAACAATCTCTAAAAAAAGGATCGTCTGTGTATGATTGTATTTTGTTTTCTGGATTAACGTATTCTAAAAGAATACCTCTATCTGGACAAAACTTATTTTTAACCCATGCAACTCCACATACAGTCAAATCGTTTTTTATCTGCCTGTCAATTGTATCTTCAAATCTGTTTTCTTTAAATATTTGATCTATAGCCAATTCTTCTGAAATTTCTATTGACTGTTTGTACTCTAGCTGCATGTGTAAGTCTAATTCTAATTTAGACTCTGGAATTTGGTCAATTGGCAAATTACCAACATCTACCCCTAACTTTTCTTGAGCAGCAACAATAAAATCTTTTGCGTATTGGTCATCTTCTATTTTTTTTCTGTAAGCAATTCTATTACTTGTGGAAGCAGGGTCGATAGCAGTTGCTCTAACAGAATATCCTCTGTCACACATTCCATTTACAACAACATCGACTAATTTAGGAATTATAGAAATTGGCTTTGAAGATAAATTTAAAAATGACTTATCTCCTTCAGATTCAAATTGCTTCATGTATTGCTTCATGTCTTGAAGACCTTTAGCATACATTCTTCTTTCTATTAATTGGTTTCGTTGTGTATAAAATTTACTGATTTGCTGATTTGCAATATTGTAGCCAAAAAACCATTCGTTTTGAATAGCGAGTGCTAATTGATAGCCCCAAGACTGTTTCTTTTTGTTTTCAAACGAGTCCAATTGACTTGGAAAAGCTATTGTTGAAGATAAGGTCAAGCCTTTTTTATCGTTATCCATTATATATCAATGTATTTTATGAACAAAGATAATAATTTTATATAGCAATTTGCATTTCAATAATAATTTTCTATTTTGTATTAATTTTTATATTAAAATGTACGGATTTTAAAATCTAAAGTTTTTCTTTCTGATTGCTGAGGTTTGTAACTTTTACGATTAACTCCGACTAATGCGTAACCAGAAGCAATTGAAATATCGTAATCTGTACGTTTTCCTACATTAAATTTTGACCAATCTCGTAATGTTCTATTAAAAGGCATTGATCCTACTTCATTTTCTTCTCTTATCGGAACTAAATCATCGCCTTGCTCGTAATACCCAACATATTTATTTACGTATGCTTCAATTGCGGTCCAATGTATATTTATTACGTCAGCGCTATTTGAAGGAATGCCACCAAGTAGTTTTTCAGTTGGTGAAAGTCTGTTTGTCTCTTTGTCAAATCTGCTAAGAGAAAAACCTCTATAACCGCGATTCTTAAAGTGATATAACATTCTTGCCTTGTTGCTTTCTATAAGAATTGGCATGCCGTAAAAAACACAAGCCATAAGCGCGTCTTCAAAAAATATTTCAGCAGATTGTGGCCTAGCAATATACTCTAAAAAAAAGAAATTACTTGGAACATTTTTCATTGAAAAACTGGTAACGCCGCTAATTGCGCCTTTAGATCCAGAATCAAATTCGGAGCCGTTTTCTGTGTTTTCTAATTTAGCACCTGCCGTAGCGTCAATATCATAAGTATCTGCTCCAAAACAACCTAAATCTTCGTTTAATGGGTGTTTACTTCTGCCGCCAAACATATTGTTTTTTTCAATTAAACGGTTTTGAAGTTCTTTTGGCGGTAACCAAGCAATCAAAAACCTTCCTTTATTATTTGGTCTCCAAACAACAGATGTATCTTTGACGCCACCTTCCCATTCAAAATTACCTCGTACTAATGTGTTTTCAATTTCTATATTGTTGTTATGGGCAATTTGGTCATTAAGTTTATCTAAATCAAACAAACTACCTTTGCTTTCATCTCTAAACGCATCATCAACTGTAACAGGGTCTAATCTTCTTACGTTATTATGGTGCTTACCGCCCATTTGTTTTGCAGACTTAAATTCGTTTTCAAGATATTGCAATGAACCAATTGTCATTTTTATTCCTTGAGCATTATAAAAATGTTCTCCTGGATTTACAGTAATATGGCAAACGCCGTATTTATCTGTATAATCTTCGTAATTTTTATGAGCAGGAAGAAAAAAAGAATACAATCCGGTAGTAGTTCTGCCATTGGAATTTCTTTTTGAAACATTAGATCCGTAATATAAATTCTTAAATTCTTTTCCGCCTTTTTCTACAGCGCCAACTGTTGATCCGATAAATGCCGTTCCTACAACTCTACCTCCTGTAATCATCGTAGGTTTTATATTTGCCCAATGGTCTTCATAATTATTTGGTCTTTCCCATTTTCCTGCTTCGTCGCCAAGATACATGAATAATTTTTTAGAGTCATACGATAGCGTAGTAGTGTTTAGCCAATCTACTTTTGTGTTTAAATAATCATCGGTTGAGGTATCTTTTTTCTTTTTAGCAACTTTTGAGGAATCTGAAACTTTGCCAAACTCCATTTTATTTCTATCGTCAATTTTTCCTTTTACTACCGGAATAAAAAAGAAAGGTTGGTTTTGCAATCCGTAAGAATATTTTAAAAACGCTTCAGAAGCATCTGAACCTGTTTTTGAAGTAATTCCAAATAAAGCATTTTTAGTAGAAGTAGAAAAATCTTCAAAATGGTCAAGAATTACCTCGGTAAATCCTGTTCTACGTCCTTTCAAGAATAATATACCAACTGCTCTTGGGTCAATAATTACTGCAAGGCAAAAATAATATATGTCTCTTTGTGCTAAACGAAATTCTTTAAATCCTCCAGTATCAAGCATGCGGTTCCATTGTAGCCCCATGTAATGCGTTGGAGTAAGCCATTCTGCTTTGCCATTATTCATAAACCATACGCCTTCTCTACGTCTGCGAAATTCTTCTAATATATATGTAGACCAAGCGTCTTCGGTTTCTGGCATTAATCCCTTAGGCGGGTCAATTCTTCGCCAATATTGTTCTTCCTTTGGTAAATCACTAAATAAAATGTCTTTTTTATTTTTTGGAACAATAGGTAATGCTAATCGTAAGTTGTCTAAAACTATAATTTCTCCTACAGTTCCTTTTGGGTCAAGAATAATACAATCGTTTTTTTCATCGTACCATTCTTTGTAATAATCTTTTTTAGGATAAAATTCTTGATTAGCAAATCGCTCTGGGTAACCTATTTTAAATTCGCGTTGTTTTAAGTCTATAGAATTAGATTGCAATTGCATTTTTAATTGAATCAATCCCGAATCAAGCTCTGTAATAGCTTTGTAAATAATTTGCTTTGCTTTGATACTTACTCCGATTTTTTCTACATCAACTAAATCGGTATCAATTTTTTTTCTTAAAGCAAGACGTAAATCTATAATTGAACTTTCCCCTGCTTTTACGAGGTCTGTAATGTATTTGTATAATTTTTTATCGCTTGGGGCATTTAAGGAATTTTCCCAACTTAAAATTAATTCTTTTGTGTATAAAAACGAATCTGCTTTCGATTTCATTAAAGCCTCTAGCTTTTCAGAATTAACTTTGTCAATGTCAACGGAAAAACCAAGAGTTTCAATAGCATTTGAAATAGCTACTTCAAGGTCTTGAGATAAATTTTTCATTTAGATTTTAATTTAGAATATCCAAAATTACGAATTATTTTATACAAAAAAACCACCTCCGAAGAAGTGGTTTTCAAACCAAACAAATCTATTAACCAAAAATTTTAGTTGTGAGTAATCTTAAAATGGAATCTTACAAAATTGTTCAATGCTGCCGTTCCGTAATTTCTTACTCGAACTGTCATTGCGCCTCTTACATAAGATACTAAATCTACAAGTGGTGATCCTGTTGTTGCTACTGCTGTTAACGCACCAAGTGTTGAACGTAAATCTCCTGAAACGGTACTTTGAGTAATTGTAGGAAAAGTTGCAGTTTCAGCCACAAAAGTTAATACTCCTGTATTTGCTGTTACAGTAATTCCTAAAGCTAATAATGCAGCAGCATGAGAAGTTACAAAGTTAGTCGCCGAAGTGTTTAAGTTTGTAGTGAACGTTACTAAATAATTTACTCCACCTACCGTGATGTTTGAAGTTCCGCTTGTTCCAACTAAAGTTGCTGTTCTTGAAGAATTTTCTGTTGACAAAGGATATTCTGTGCTAATCAAAATTGCAGAAGTGTCTTGGATAACATAGTTGTTTACTACAAATTGAAATTCTGTGTCAGCCGCATCTGAAAGATCGACCGTTTGAATTACTGAATCGTAAGCGTTGCAAGTTACCGCAGTCGTCTTAGATGTCAGCTGTACTACTGTTCTAATTCTTGACATAATTTTTATTTTTTAGTGTTAGCTTTATTGCTGATGTAAAGATATATAATTTTTTAATTCAAAATAGCCATTACTTTTTTATTCCTCATTAAATAAAGTTTCTCTCCAAAAATTTCAAATAAATATTCTGAAAAACTGCCAAAAGCTATTCGCGCGCCTTTGATTACCCCTTGTTTTTCCATTGTTGGGTTTACATACTTAGCAAATCCTTGATTTTTTAAAGTCTGTTTTCCTAACCAAAAATCTTCTTCTACAATAGGTTCTACAAAAATGTAATCGTCGCTTGACATTATTTTACCATTACGAACAACCGCGTAAATAATATCAGGAGTAACGCCAAACAAATTGTCTTTAATAAAGTTATCAGATTGTCTTGGAAATCCCCAATCGTCAAAAGTAATTCTAAAAACGTTGTGTTGAACTACTACTAAATCTCCTTTTTGAATAAATCCACAATAGCCAAAAGGTAAAGATTCTACAACTCCAACTCTTTGAACATCTTCAGCCTCTTCTACGCTTGTGTTAACGATTAAATTGCCAATTTGATTGACGTATTGCTCGTTATTAATTGGTGAAATAATAAACTTAAAAGGCGCCTTCATTAATCAAGAAAATATTCTGGGGTCACGATATTGTTTTTAGGCTCGTCTTTCCAATGAAAAATTTCATCTGCTTTTTTTAGCCAAAGCTGATAATGAGTTTCACATTCGATAATTTGAGCTAAATTAAATCTTTCCGACACGTTGTTTATTGTAGCGGTATAAACTGCTCTTTCATCATTTACGACATAATGAAATCGGTCTTTTACCTCCGCACCAATTGACAATTTTCTTATTCTTTGACCCATTTTATTTTAGATTATATCATTACGCATCTTTCGCTGAAAACGCCAACTCCTGTTCCTGTTTCCGAACCAGTTGCAATTATAAAATTTCCAACAGTCCCTAAAGATGGACTACCTGCCGTTTTTATTTTATATTCTACTCCTTCTAACAAATTAGCTGCACTTACATCTCTTTTTATTAAAAAAGCTGAATTTACAGGAAAGTTGAAATTTTTGGCCGTTTGTCTACTATCAAAAAACACTAATGTTTCTACTAAGAAATTTCCGATTGTATTTGTGCTAGAAACGTTATTTCCAAGCGTTAAATCCGCAACAGTCGTATCTATTAATCCTGATCCAAAAATATTATTTTTAAAACTAACTTGCCATAAGTTAGTAGAATCAAAAATAGATGTACAAAACATGTTAGGGCTTTGACTTCCTACAAGCGAAAAAGTAACATTATTAGAATTGTTTTTATTGAAAATAACAACCGCGTTTCCTATAAGATTAGCAGAATTAGAATTAAATTCAGGAGTAAATCCATTAGTCGGTACAAATTGAAACGCAATATCTCTTAATGTTGACGCGCCGCCATATATTTGTAAAAAAGTATCTTCAAAAAACGCAACAACGCCACCGCCTTGATAAAAAGCCTCTAAAGAAGTGTTTACGTTTGTAAATACATTTCCGCTTCGGAAACTTCCGCCAAATGAATAAATACGACCTTTTCCGCCAATTTTGTAAATACCTTGAAAATCTGAATTTATAGAACATCTTACTTCAAATTGCCAAGCTCCGTCATTATTAAAGCCTGTAGTTCCGTTTCCTGTGCTGCTAACATCAGACGATAAAATGTATTTTGAAATAGTATTTCCTGTTGAAGTTACTGAACCTGCTCCAAATAATCTAACTTGTCTAAAAGATGATTGATTACTTGTAGATACTGTATTTCCGTTGTTTTTAAAACCATCGCCTTGAATTACTAAAATTACGTTTTGGTCAATTGTAAAAGTGCATGAATCTGACGCATTATTAAATCTTAAAGCATTGTCCATGTCTACAATATAACCTGAATTTGTAGATAAAACATTTGCTTCTAATTTAATGTTCAGTCCTGAGTAATTAAAATCTCCTGGAAAAGTATATCCTGTTGTATTGTTTTGTACGATAATTTGTTGACCTAATTTAGCAGGCGTTAAAGGAGTTGCCCCTACATAATTTTCTAAAGCGTTTTGAATAGCGGTATTTGCTGTGTCAACAAATGTTGTTGCTGAAGTATAATTTCTGCTGTCGGTAAAAGGTCTTGTAAGACTTCCTTCTCCTTTGTATAAAAATGATGGGTTTGAAATTAAATTTCCACCGCCACTTACCCAATCTTCATAAGTTGGTCCGTAAAGATTGTTTACGTATAGCCCAGGAATAGTTGCAGTTGTAGGAGTGTTTATAGTAATATTACCTGTTTCGCTTCCTCCAGACATTTCTTTTACAATATTTAAAGTAGAAGATTTTAAATTGTAAAATTCGTCTAATTTTGTACTTGCGTTTAATCCTTTATAAACCGGTATTCCATTTCCTAAATTAACTCCTGCCTTTTTTTCAAATTTTACTCCATCAGCGTCAATAGTTACGTCAAATCCTACCGATTTTGCTTTTCTAAATTCATGCAATTTAGAAGTTGCATTAAGCCCTTTGTAAATATTTACTCCATCACTTCCAACATTAACGCCTGCTTTGCTTTCAATTACAGTATTATCTCCACTAGCGGTAACGTCAAGTCCTGTAGATTGTATTGCTACAATAGTAATAAAATCAGAATCGGAAATGCTTGATTCTCCGTCTCCAATAGTTACGCCTTGAAGTTTTAAAAGGTATCTTTTACCGTTTACGTTAAATATTAAAACCTCATAATTAGAAACTATATAAACTGGATCTAAAGCGTTTGCTACGGCAGAAGGCGATGTTAATATTCCATTATATTCTATTTCGTTAATTTTTAATTCGCCACCAATATCTGGAGAAAGTCCCGCAAGAACAGCGTCTCTAATATCTATTAATTGCATAGAAATAGTTAGGTCTTTTGCCATTCCTACGCCTAAATTTTCTGAATTAGTACCGATAGCATAATCAGTAAGAGCCAACGGTCTTTTGATAGTGTATGCAACGGTGTTTTTTATTTTTGTCATTGCTTCTTTATTAGGTTGTTATGTTTATATGCAAAGGTAATAGTTTTTTTAATAAAAAATCCCCTACGCTAATTTTAGTATTTTAGATTAATCAATTAAAAATCATCAAATTGTGTTAAGCGCACTATTTAAAACAAATAAAACAAATTATAATTTAAACTTATTCCCGCGCTGGGAACTGAATTTAATAAATCGTAGCCTCCGTATGCGCCAATTCCAAAACGTCGAGTTCTTTTAGCTTTTAATTTTGCTAATTCAATTTCTTGTTGTTCTTGCTTTTTTAGAGATCCTAATAACCCTTCTTGTAAATCTAAATTGTGCGACACAAAAGCAGATGATTCTTCACCAAGCGCAATTGCTAAAGATTTGATTTGCTCAAAAGATTTTTCGTATGCTTGCATTTCTGTATTATATCTGCTCTGACATTCTTTAACTTGTTTTGTAAGTTCTTTATGTTGCATAGATATTTTGTATAATGCAGTAACTCTTTCTGGTGAGTTTAAATCTTTATTCGTTTGGCTGTACAGTATCGAGGTGCATGCGCATAAAATCATAACTAACATCTTTAATTTTAGTGCTTTCATAATTCATTTTTTTAATTTTTGGTTTTTTATCTATAATATTAATAATTGATTTAGAAGTTTCATTTACAAATTCACCGTGTTTTACAACGTCGTTTTTAAGTTCGACCACTTTGTTTTTAACTTCTTTTTCAGTTGCCTCTTTTTCTTTAGTAATTTTCTCAATTTTTATTTCGTTTTTAATATCTTGATTATTGCGAATAGCTAAAATTAAAGCTACTACAAGCAAAACTATTAATATTGCCGTGCCAATTATAGCTTTTGTTTTTATCGGGGCTAATTTTGCTTTATTTATAATTTGAGGTATTGTCATAGTTTTGTTTTTTATATTAAAATAAATGTGTTATTCGTTGTAATTGTCCATGCTCAAAATCATGTATAAATCCTTCTATAGCTTTAGGAGAATGTTGGTAACCTTTGCGGTGATGCCAACTATCTGTTCCGCTAGGAGAACGCAAGGCTTCAACGCAAACGCTCATGTAGTCTTTACTTATTTTATGATGAAAATGATGAATATAAAAATAACGATGTTTGCATTCTTGCCAGTCCTTACTTTCGTGAGCCATAAGTAACGGTAAATCATTTTCTTTTGCGCCGTCACCGTGAGTAGTACCCACAATGTTATTACCATATCGATAATATTTACGATGCGAAATGCTACAATCAAAAGTAACGTTTTTGCAATTTTTAAAATGAGCTTCAATTATTTGTGCTAAAAAGAAACCGTTTGTATAATCGTGATTACTTGGATTAAATACAACATGAACATCTGCAACAACCACCATTAACTCAATAATATCTACATAAAGTTGCTTAGCAATTAAGAAATTATCAAACCACATGCCGTCAGTATCTTGCGGTGTTCCAGCAGTAGTTGTTCTTTTTGCGTTATCAATATGTAAAATATCGTTTCCAATTACAAACAAAATCTTTTCTATACTATTTTTTGGTAATTCTGACAATAAACCGTTACAGCCTTGTAAAACGCGTTTTACCGCTATTTGATTGTTATAATCTTCTCCAGTTTCAAATGCACTACTTAGTTTTCCAATATGAATATCTGCTGGAGAAATAACTAATAATTTTTTCTTTACATCTTTAGGGCGCTCAATTTTTGGGTATTTCGGAATGTAATTTTTTAAATCATCAATTAGCTTTGTTCGAAGTTCCTGCAAGTCTTGGGCAACTTCTTCAACATAATTTGGGTTTTTTATAAATAAAGAAGATTCTTTATTTTTTAACCATAAATGTTTGACATTTGCGTTTGCTACATCTAGGTTGTTTGTAGCGTTGTAGATACCTTCATGATTGTCGCAAATTCTTTTAAGATGCCGTTGTAGATATTTACTAAAATGATTTTTTTCTTTTTTGCTTAGATTGTCGTTTATTCGCTTTATAATATCAATCTTTTCAAGTTGAAATTCTGAATTATTGACAATTTCTAAAATCTTTTCATCGTAAACACTCCATTTTGATAACATAATTTGTTATTTTAATTTACAAAGTAAATATTGGTAGTTTTATTATTCAGTTTCTCTAATAGTTAAATCTATTTTGTAAATCAATTCAGGTTCTTTCATTGTTGGGACAAAAAGAGGCTTGGTATCTATAAATGAATTTGTATTATAAAAATTACCTGCTGGACATACATTTTCAACTACCATAATTTTTAATTAAAACGGATCAACAAACAAGACATTAATGTTTTTTCTTACTCTTAACATTACTTGCCCGCCGTTTGACTGATTTGTCAAAGATGTATTTCCTTCTACGCTTTCAAAAGTTTTACCTATGTCTAGCCATTTTACAAATATTCCTGTATGGTCAAACCTACCATCTCCATTCCAATCAAAGAAAACAATGTTGCCTGGGGCTGGATTAGTCGTTACTCGATTGTTTTTTCTAAAGTACGCAACTGCCGTTTGACAGCCAGCAAATCCTTTTTTAAATCCGATGTTACCAAGAGGCGCGCCAACTTGAGCATAACACCAACTTACAAATATACCGCACCAAGGAACACCCTGCCAGCCAAACCATTTACCGTATTTTGTTTTATTACTATTTAAAGGTACTTCGCCTTGTCCTACTTCATTTTGAGCTATTGCAACTACTCTACTCATGGATTATTTTTATCAATATTGTTATTAATTTGAGTTTCTATAAATCCATTATTTGCATAAGGATCTTGCTGAGGATTTTTTGCTTTAGTATAATCAACAAATTTGTTTATAATTGTCGTTCCAGACATGCCCATTGTAATAAAAGCAAAAGTAGTAAACACTTCATACGCCATTTTATTATCTGTAATTCCAAAAGCATAAGACGCTATTGTGTTTCCTATACCCATTATTACCGTTAAATTCATAAACAAAAAAAATGTAAGAGATTGCTTATCCCATCTTCCGCTTGGTTTTTTTAACGTATGTTCAAATATTGGGTACATATTATTGTGATTTCGGCAAGTGCTGAATGATGTAAACAATTAAAGCAAAAAAGAAAGTAATTATAAAACCGCCAATCCATTTAGCGTTTACTTCTGTTTGCCTACGCTCTAAATTTGTATTTTCTAAATGCTTTACTCTATTGTCAATATCGTTTAACAAATAAACAATACCTTTATTGCCATTCATATTACTACCTATTAAAGTAGTTTTAATATCTGAAAGAGTTTTTCTATCTTCAATTCTTTCAGCCTTTCCTTCGTCCATGTGGCGCTTAATAGTTTCGACATCTCCTTTTATTTTGAATATGTCGCTAGCGTAGTCCTTTATTGTAGGGTCTGTGATTTTTCTTTGAACTGCCATTGTTATTTTGCTATTTCTCCGTAGATTTTTAATCCAGAACATTCTAAAATTAGATTTATATCTTTAATTGCTTGCTTTTGCTCATCACTAAAATTAAGTAAAGACTTTTTAAATTTTAATTCTATATCGCAACTTTTTGATACTTCGATTCTCATAACACTACATTTAATATTACACCTAAAATTAGAAAAAATTCGCTCACCCACAAATCTTTATTGCTTTCAAACCTTTCTGCAACATCTATAAACCTGTCTTTTTGCTGATAACCTTCAAACAAAGCTAATCCAATAAAACCTATAAAACTAGGAACAAAAATTTTAAAAGCTATTTCCGTTGCAACGTATGTATCGCTAATTGTTCCGTTTATTGCCCAATACAATATGCAACCCGCAACAAAAGCAATAGGAGCGTGTAAGTGCCATCTATTGTAAACTATTTTTTCCCAGCTTTGACAATCTTTTAATATTGATTTTAATAATTTCATGGTTTAAAATTTAATCAACGCACTATACAAAATTTGCGTTTGGTTTTTGTTATAATTTTAGATTTGATTGTCTATAAGCAAAGTTGGTTATTCCTAAATCTAATATTTTCTGATTACATTCTGCTCTCAGCCTATCTCTTTCATCAATTACATCTTGAGGAATAGGAATACCATCTATAGATAATTTTTCAATGTGTTTTCTTAAAAGGTCTGAAATAATGCCTGTGTAATATAAATCAATCTGTAAAGCTTGAATTATTAAAGATTCCATATCAACAGTCTCTTCTTCTCTTTCAATAGTTTCATAAGAAACACCCTCTGGTATTTCATTTATGTTTATAGTTTCTATTGTAGTATTTCCTTGTGTGTAAATGTATATTGTCATTATCTTGCTGTTGTAAATGTTTCTTTGTACATAAAATAATCTGTTTGCATTGCTCTTGCAGCAGTTCCTGATGTTTTTTGCAACATACATCCAACTGGTAAAAAAGTTGCGTTTAAAGGAATGTTTGTTGTATGTGTTGCAACTAAAGTATTATCAATAAAAAATGTAACTGTACCTCCATCTGCACTTATATTTATTTTCAACCTATACCATTGTAACGCAACTACTGGAATTGATGTAACAGTATTTGTAAGTGTTACACCACCTATTCTTGTAACACATCTAAAAAAAGGTGATGCTGCATTAGGTGTAACTACCCCTCCTTCATCATAAACAATCATAATAGCGTTAGGCGGATTAGTAAAATTTACGCCAGTATAAAATCCAAATAAACTAAAAAATCTTTCTCCTAAAACTGATAGATTTGTATAATTTATATATGTTTCTATGGTAATTGAACCAGAACCTTTATAAACGCCACTTGCATAGTAATAACCCGCAGTACCTGTTGCATTAGCAGATGTTAATGCTTCTACAACACCTTGTTGATTTGTTTTGTTGTTTATAGTTGATGTACTTCTTGTAGTTCCTTGCCCATTACCAACATTTGTAATAATACCAGTAGTAGTGTTAGTTATATTGGCTGCTAAATTACCCATAAAATCTTCAAAGAAATAAATTCCTTGAGTTGTATTAAAATTTTCAAGTACATCAATTAGGTTTTTATTTTGCCAAAGATCAGTTGCAGAAGTGTAAGCTAATAATTGATTGTTAGCTACACTTGTAATAGTAACATCACTAAGTTCATCTAAAGATAAAACTGGAATAACTGTTAAAGGTACTGGAACTATACTTCTTACAGGGTTTGTTCCACCAAATTGAAAATCATAAGTTGGGGCTGAACCGCTACCTACTTTTGTTCCATAAAACTTTATTACTATTCTATCTGTTGATATAAATACACCATCATTCCATAAACCACTTGCATTGAACTCAGCATAAATAGCAGATGTAATTTGTTGCGTGTTGTCTGATTGTAAGATTAGTGTTTCTGTTCCACCAGCATCTCTCTTATATACTCTAAAGAAAAATTCAGCTTGTCCAGAACCACTTGTTTTTCTAATGTTTCCAATAGTTGTCATATTAAACACACCAGGATTACCAACAATTTGGTTTGCATCTGTTATCAACCCAGCAATCAATTGGTCTGTTCCTGTAATAGCACCTGTTGATACATCTACTGCTGTAGTATTGTAATCTGGGTCTGTAATAGAAGAAACTAATTTATTATAACCACCAATACCAGACGCTGCTGTTGTAGGATAAAGTGTAAGTGTACTTGGTAAATCTTCTAAAGATATAAAATGACTTGTACCATTATCTCCATCATTTATTAAGTCTGATGTTTTTGTTGGTATTGGAGTGCTTATTGCATTTGAAACGTTTAAAAACCAACTGTTTACATTTACTTTTTTTAGTTCGCAATAATCTCCAACATTAAAATTGTAAGTAGTTAAAGAACCACCATTACCTTGAACATAAATTAAAGCTCCGTTAATAGCTTCTAATTGACTAGGTTGTAACCAAGCTTGAAATTTTAAAACGCAGTCAATAGGAAAATCATTATCTAAATCTCCATCAATAGTAAAAATAGGAGTTCCTGCATTGTTATTATTCAATATAAACGTAGCTATATCAACACCTTGAAAAACATAATTATCTGCCGTTTGATACCATACCCTATCTCCTTGTGTTAATACTTCAGTTAAATTTGGAAAACTTGATGGGCCACTTGAATTAGGAATTAAAGCGATTATTTTATCATAAGCGTCTTGCAAATCTGTAGGGTTAACTCCGTCAATTGTGCCTATTTCCGTAAATAAAATTGCGGTTTTATATAAACCACCCTCTTTAAATACAATTTTAGCGCCTTGTAAATCTAAAGTCGGGGTTAAAAAAGATTGTGATTGCGGATTTACATCGTCTCCAGAAGTGTCTAACTCTCTTATTAAAGAACTATTAGTTGCAAAAAAATTCCATTTTGCCATTTTGCGTGTTTTTTATTATAATATTAATTATAAACTTTTATTTCTAATCTATTTTTTACTAATAAATCATCATTAGGCGATCCTGATAAAGTTGTAGATATATCAAAATTATTTTCTGAAAATAAAGTTTCATTTGCAATAGCAGGATAGTTTGCTATATTTATATAGCTAAAAGCATCTATATTTATTGCAGTTTTATCTTCTATAAATAAATTATCTGACCAAGCTCTATATATTCCAACAAGTCTATATTCAAACCAAATATTTCCAATAGTGTTTTCTAACACTATTGCTACTGGCGCTCCTAGGTCGTATGTTAACTCAGCAGTTCCGTAACTATTAGGAACTCCATTTATTGTTGCAATAAAAGAAGTTAAATCGTCATTATTTGGCGCTCCTACATTTGAAAAATCGCCATCACTAGCGCCATCTATTTTATATGAAACACCTTTAGTTACGGCGCCACTAGATAAAGTTTGTTTATCAGATTCTCCTGTTTGTGATAACAAAGCTGTAAATATTTTTGGGGTTGTTCCGGGCGACCCCCCGCCCTGATTAAAATTTTCAACTAAAATTAAAAGTTTAGCATAAGCGTCTTCAAGATCTGTAGGAACTACTCCGTCAATTTCACCAATTTGAGGGAAAAGAATTGCTGATTTGTAATTACCGCTTTCTTTCATTACAATTTTATCTCCCTCTAAATCAAAGCTAGGCTGCATAAACGACTGAGAACGAAACTCAACATCTCCGTCAATTGGAATCAATTCTTTTACAAAAGAAGCCCCGACTATTTTAAAATCCCATTTTGCCATTGTATGTTTTTTTTATTATTTAAACATTTTTTTATCTATTATAACAACAAAAGTAATAATTAAAATTGATAGTGTATAAACATTTGGTTATCAAATTTCAAAATGATAAATTTGTACTTTATTTTTAATTAAAATCTAAATTATGAGCGAAAGAATTTTAAAAGACATTATCTCTGGTGATGATGCAAAAGACTTGTTATTGTCAGGTCTTAAAAAAGCTTCTGATGTGGTTTCTTCTACTTACGGTTATCGAGGAAGAACGGTACTTATCGAATCTGATTATGGTAGAGCCGAGCCTACTAAAGATGGTTACAAAACACTCCAATCAATTTTTTTAGAAAATCCAGTAGAAAATATTGCTTTAGAAATTGCTAAAGAAGCAAGTGAAAAAACTGTAAAATTTGCAGGAGATAGCACTACAAATACAATTATTTTACTTTATGCGTTTTTCAAAAATTCGGTTGAGGCTGTAAAAAATGGAAAATCGCCAATTGATGTAAAGCGAGAAGTTGAAGAATCAAGAGATTTAATATTAGCGCATTTAGATAGTATATCAACTCCAATTACCGACAAATTAATTTATGATGTAGCCTTGACTTCTGCCAATGGCGATGTAGAAATTGCAAAAATTGTAAGTGAAGCATATATTAAAGCAGGGGTTGACGGTTCTGTTGCTCATTCGCGTAGTAATACAGATGAATCTTACCTAGAATTTATAGACGGAACACTCGTAGAATCAGGATATTCTGACGAGCGATTTGTAAACGTGTTTTCTGATAGAACTTGTGTTTTTGACGAAAATCCGCTTGTAGTTTGTTCTACTATTGAATTTAAAACGGTAAAACAAGTGCTTCCATTTATGCAATATGCACACGACAACAAAAGACCGCTGGTATTTATTTCCGATATGGCACATGCAGTTAGAGATGTAGTGCTTCAAAATGTAATTCAGAAAGGCGTACCGTTTTGTGTTGTTCACGCGCCTGGAGTTGGTAAAAAACGTCTTGATTTTATCAATGACCTTGCTTGTATTTTAGGAACGCAGCCAATTACTACTTTGTCTGGAGATAATTTTGAAGGTAGAGAAGGTGAATTTATTGGCGAATGTGAAAAAATTATCATTGGTAAAGCCGATACAATTATCACTTCGGTAAAAAACGATTATGTTCAAAAAATTGTAGATGGTAAAATTGCTGAAATAAAAGAAACAATCAAAACTACCAAAAGCCAAGTAGAAGAAAAGTATTTGCGCGAAAGAATTGCTAAATTAGTAGGCGGTGTTTCTATTATTAAAATCGGATCAATTATCGAAAGTGAATTGCAGGAAAAAATCGATCGTGTAGACGATGCTGTTTCTGCTGTTCGTTCTGCAAAAGAAGAAGGAGTTGTTGCTGGCGGAGGAATTGCTTTATTTGACGCTTCAAAATTAGAATTAGGAGATATTTGCAAAACAGTTTGTGTATCTCCAATTAATAAATTAATGGAAAACGCAAGTTTAAGAGAAGTTAGACAAGCAATTGGAGATTATCCAATCGGATATGACGTAAAAAATTACAAAAAAACCAATATGTTTGACGCGGGAATTGTGGATAGTACAAAAGCAATCAAACACGCCTTAATTAACGCTGTTTCTGCAAGTAATACAATGCTAATGACTGACAACGTTCTCACAAATGCTAGATTAATTCAAAACGCTAATTAAATGGACGCAAAAACTAAAGAAATTGTAGAAAAGTTTAATGGTCGCGCGCTAAATTATGTAGTAGTGCTAAAAGAAATTGAAAACGTAAACGAAACGCAAAGCGGCCTTAATATTTCGTCAAGCGTTGACAAAAACGAGAAATATCGTAAAGGAATTGTTGTTTCGTTGGGTACGGAATGCCCAAAAGACGATGTAAAACTCGGCGATACAGTAATTTACGACAAATTCAAAGCAAATCCGCTTACTAGAAACGCAATTGAGTACGTAACTATCTATTACGCGGACTTAATTCTATCAATTTAAAAAATGTAAAACTATATATTTTAAAAAACCCTATCTTTTAAATAGGGTTTTTTTGTACTCTTTTTGATATGCTAAATGAGCATCTATTTCAGTGTTGTAGTTTCCTATAAAAATATTTTTGCCGTTTATATTTATTGTACATTTCCATTTTTTTTGAGATTTTATAAAACTAACACCTTTGTAATCTGAACTATACTTGCCTTTTGGTTTCCTATGTCTTTGAAATTTTATTTTTTCAGGGATAATGTTATTTTCTTTATAGTTATTTAATGCTGTTAGATAAGCTGATTTTGCGTCTTCTAAATTATCAAAAGTGCCTAAATGTATTTGCTTCTTCTTTATCTCAATACAAGAAACAAATGTATTTCTTTTTTGAATAAAATGCACCCCAACGACATTTGTTTTTGATTTACGGTCTTTTGAGCTATTGTGTCTATTGTCTGTGAGTTGAAGGTTTTCTAAACGGTTATCTGTTTTTATGTTATTAATATGGTCTACAACTATTTTGTTACCACAAGGAATATGATTCATAAAAACCATAGCGACCAATTGATGCGCTTTTACCGTTTTTCTTTTTTGTTGCACACAAAATACAAATATTAAATATCCTCCTCTATTGAATCCACCTTTTAATATTTTTGTTTTATTGAAAGAAAAAGATTTAATTCTGCCTAAATCAGATACTTGGTAATAACCTTCCCACTCAGGAACGTCACGCCATTCCTCTTGACAAACTAAGCCGTTTTCATTCACGTAAAATAGCGATTCTAAACTCAAATTTTTGTAATACTCAATCATAATATTCTTATAAGTGAAAAATCCCCAAAGAGCCACTACGCATCTTTGAGGATTTCCGGTTAGCCTTTCGACTAAATATCTTCAGCGCAAGTAGTGGATTGCTCTGCAAATGTATGAAATATTTTATTTACCTTTACATAAAAATTTAAGACCATGGCAATTAGCGTTAACTTTATTAGAAATTCGGTTTTGTTTATAATGAATAAATCAAACTTGGGGTACATTGCGCCGCAAGAATTGGATATTTTCTGCAATTTAGCCCAAAGAGATATTTTTGAAAACCTATTTTTTCAGTACAACCAAATGCTTAATCGTGAGAACAGACGATTAACAGGTTCAGAGTACGCAAATCTAAAAGCTAATGTAGGAGAGCAGATTGATTATTACGCAACGTACTCTATTCCAAGCGAATTTGTTTTTAATTCAGCAGATGAAACTTGGTCGTTTACAAATAACAATCTTTACCGCGTAGAAAATTTGTCTTTGGTAGAAAATACAACAAAAAAGAAAGTCGATATAGAATTGGTATCAAAGCGCCAATTAAACGTACTTGTAAATTCAGATATGACTGCTCCAAGTTTAATGTTTCCTGTTTATGAGAAAATTGGAACTAAGTTTAAACCTGCTCCTTTGGTTCCAAGCGGTTATTATTTAGAGCTTTTCTATTTGCGAACGCCGCTTGCTCCAAAATGGACTTTTATAACTGTTGGCGGCAACCCTATTTACAATCCAAGCGCAAGTGATTTGCAAGATGTAGATTTACATGAGAGTTTGCTTATTCCTTTTTTAACCAAGGTATTGAATTACGCGGGACTATCAATTCGCGAACCAGAAATAGCCCAATTTGTCAATTCGGAAGAAGCGAAAGACTTTCAAGAAAAACAATAATAAAAAACCCGATGCTAATGTATCGGGTTTTTTGTTTATGCTTGTGAAGGTTTAAACTTAATTAGCGTTTTTGCCGGAATTTGTAATTTTTGTCCTGTTGCTGGATTCCTTCCTTCTCTTGGAGCCGCTTCATGCTTTTTGAAAACGCCAAATTCGGCAATTGCAACTCTACCTTCTTCCATGGTTGCTTTTTCAATAATTTCAAAAGTCGCATTGATAACTTTTTTTGCCGTTTCTTGAGTTACTGACGCTTTATAAGCAACAACTTTAATTAATTCTGATTTGTTCATTGTAATTCTAGCACTTATCCTTGCAATCGGGATTTAAATTAAATTTCAGTTTTTTTGTAATCAATATTGCATATTGCAATATGCGTTTTATGCAGTTTGCTACTGCTACAATTATTAAAAGTTATTCAATATTTTTCTTGTCAAAATAAGGAATTAATTCTCCTTTTATTGTTTGGTCAACTTCTCGATTAAGTTGTTCTAAAAAATCATTTAGTTCTTTATGCACTACGTTTCTTTTGTACTGAGCAGATGATCTAATTGTCAAAGTTAGTTTGTTTACTTTGGACAAACCGCCATAAACCGCCAATAGCAATCTTGAAAATTCAGCCGTTAATTGATAATATTCCATTTCTTTGACTACATTATCTTTGGTTACTAAAACTGCTGCGGTAATGTAAGGCTTATTTACAAATCTAGTCCAAACACCTTTTACGGTTCCTAATTGAACGCATACGCGCGTAAATTCTTCCTTGGTAAACATTCCTTTTCCATAAAAGAAAAAAGCAATTTCAATGTCGTCTTTTGAGATGTTGTACCTAATACTAGCCCAGCGCATAATAAAAGCATAATTTTCCAAAAAGTCATACGGACGCTCTATAAATTTGTGGCGAATTATAACTTGCTTCTCTTTGGCCATTCCGGTTAATCGTTCTCTATCGACGACTATTTTTCCGTTTTTGGCAATTGACAAATTGTTCTTTTTTGTAACGCCATGGATTCTTTTTTTAGAAGTGCGTTTTTCCCATTGCTCAAAAGTTTCTCCTGGTTTAATTTTAAGAAATTCTTCCATCGATTCGGTTTGGAACCTATTTCTCTTTTCTTTAGCGCTTCCGAAAGTATCTTTTTTCTCAGCAAATGCGCCTTGAATTTTGTTTTTAGTAGTTCCTGCGCGTCGGCCGTTGTACTTTCTTTTATCTTCTTGCATCTCGAATTATTTTTTGCAATTCACGAATTTTGTCGTTTAACTTTTCGTCGTTTGATCCTTTAAGCATAAGTTTTGTTCTTTTAGCCAATAGCTCATTTAATTTTTCTTGGTCAGTCATTTTTTATTTTTAAGCAGTTTGTTATATAATTCTTCAGGTGTTTCCCATTCAGATTCAGGTCCAGTTTTACCAAAATCACAATCAAAACAATAGTGTTGCAATTCTTCTTTGTCAAACCAAAAAGAAAGCAAGTCTATTATTGTATTAACCAATTTATCATTCTGAAATATCGGAAATTCGTTAATTGAAAACGCTTCTTGAAGCAATTGACTATTCTTTTTATCTTCGTATTGCTGCAATCTTATAGCCTCTATTGCGTTTGCAAATTGTTCTTTGGAAATCATCGATCGTTTTCTATTAATTTTAATTCTTTCTCTCTCACAATCTTAATTTCTCGCTGGATATAATCCAAGGCCTTCTCTAAATCAATTAAATGCGTTCCTTTTTTTCTAGCGCGCGTAATGTACTTAATAACGTTTCCCTCGTTAAAATTTAAGCCGTTGTCGCTTACAAAATCTATAACATCGTATTGCTGCGGGTAATGTAATGGAATCATAATTTCTTTTTTAAAAATTTCTAATAGTTCGTTGTATAAATAAGTTTCGTCATATTTGCTTTTGCCGTACAATTTTTCATTCCTGTAATTTCTATTTCTGTACGGATAATTGTCGTCTAACCAAGTTTCAAATTTCATTTTTTATCTGATTATTGGCACTTTTTTACATTTACTGCCGTTTTATAGGTTTATTTGTTTTAATATAAACTTGCAATGTGTTTGTTGATACCATAGTCAAGTAAGATGTATTCTTTATTTTCTATTCCCCAGTTTTTACTGTTATGTAAATCGCAGTTATCAAAATCAAATTCAGGAACTTTTGATTTAATACGTCTTACAACTACATTTGGTATTGATTTAACAGCATCATATCTCTTTTGACATACTACACCTATAAATACCCATTTTAGTTCCGCTAATAAATCAATATCTTTATACTTATCCCAAACGTATTTCTCATTGATTCCTTGTAGATAACCTCTTCTGCTTATAGGTATTTTGATAACTATATTATCAAATAATATTACAAGCCTTGTTGAATATTTAAAGTAAATCACAATCCTTTTTCTTTTTTATAGATTTCTAGTAGTTTTTCATTTGTGTTGTAATCAAATTTTTCCCAATCATCTGATTTAGATAAATTCAAATACCACTCTGCAAATCCAATAGCAAATTCATCTGCTATAAGTTCACATTCTTCTGCATTATAGTTTCTGGTTCGCCAAATTTCATCCTTTGCATATTGTTCAAACTTTTCTTTTAGTGTCATCTTACTTTTTGTCATTACATAAACCCCAAAATTTAGGGTTTATCTTGTTGTGAAAGGTTAAATGTTTCGTTGTAGTATTGTTCGCAATCAAAAAAACCTCTATTATTTGTCATATCAGCTTTTGATATTGCATAGGATTGAGCATCAATTATCTGTTGCTTTTCCATTTCTTTGGCTTGTTCAATGTATACAATCATTTCTTTTTGTGTAAGTGAAGGATTTGAATTAACCTCTATTTTAGAAATTAACCATTCTACTGCTGTTTGTTTCATAAGTTTATTTGTATTTTTCTAGTTTCACAACCCATTTTATGTACACCATCTGTTTGATGACAATACTTACAATAATTTTCTTGGGTGCATTTAGGATAGTTGCATTGTTCTAAATTGCATATCTCACCTTCACGTTTAACTCCATTTAGTTTACATTTTTCAGAGTCTTTATTATTTGGCCAAAAATCATCGCATTTATCTTCTCCTTCTTTAGGACCAAAACCCATATAACTTTGTCTATGGGGATTAGGAGTAGCTGTAAATCTATAGCAATAATCTTTAGAATGGCATAGTGCATTAGAACACATTGATATATCTGGCATAATTTCTTTATTATTTTAACAATTCCTAGTAATTAAAATCTCGCGTGTGCAAGCACTTATCAAAGTTGTGTTGCTGACCAATGATCAACTTGTAGGGGAAAGAGCAGGACTCGAACCTGCACACTCTTTCAGCTTTAACCATTCAGCCATCTTTCCAATTTTATAATTTCTCTATTTCTTGTTTAACTTCTTGCCAAAATCCAATAGTAGAATGTACTTCCGTATTTAGAGGATTGCTGTGCGGATTTGCATTAATAATGTATTGAGCCGCAATTGAAGCACAAACCTTAGCGTCTTTTTTAGTAATCTTTAAACTAGATAAACGCATTTTCTCAACAAGCTCAATCGCGCAACGTTTTGAATCTTCCATATTTATTAATTACATGTTTTCGTCTAGCAATTTAAGAACTCCAATCCAATTCTCCTTAGTCTTAAAATAAATCTCCATCTGGCATTGTCCCGCTTTTTCTCGATTCATATAAATATCGAGTCCGTAGAGATTACGATCGTCCTTATAGGCGTAATATCCCGCAAAATCAATCTGATTAAAACAAAACATCACATACCCATCAACGTAAATTTTCACTCTGCCATTGTACGTTTTAAATTCGTACTTATGATCTCTTATCTCTGTCATGATTTCTAGATTACTTCATTACCGCTTGCGGTCGATTTTTTTTCAACACTAGATACCTTCACAAAATATCCAAATTCGCCAGCTTTCTTAGCCTTTACAAAAGCTATATTTACAATCTCACCAGTCTCCTTATGTACATATTGATTTACATCAGTTCTCTCATATCCTACAAACGAACTAAACCTTTCTTCTTGACCAGATAACTTAACCTTAGCTATAGGCTCCTTTTTAGGAGAATCTCCTTTTATAATCAAACTAGAAAGTATTTTGTGAACTCCACCCTTACTCATTACCATTTCCTTAGCAATAGCCGCAATGCTCTTACCCTGGTTATGTAAATCCAAAATCTTTTTATGCCTGAAATCCTTTTCCTGATCAATCATTATTTAAACATTTATAATTACTAATATGCAAATATAGTGAACGACGTTCAAATAACAATACCTAATCGTTCACTTTTTTTTATTGAATCGTTCACTTTTATATCCAAATCGTTCACTAATCGTTCACTTTTGCCCTTTTTAAGCCAAATCGTTCACTTTTATATAGAATACCGCATTAGCCCTTTGTTTTACAGAGGTTTTAGAAATTGTAGGTTCGTTTTTTAAATGTGGTGAGAGTATGTGGTAGGTAGGGATTATACCCACGGACCTGGGCGGCAATCGGCAAAAGGGAAACGGTTTTTTTGATGGCGGGGGCCTTTCTTTTGGATTATATTTTGTAAATGTTTTGCCTTTTTATACTTGATATCCAGGCCTTTATGTATAAACTTACGCCGTTTTTATGTTCGGTTGCTGCTGCTTCATCTCACATTTATAATCTTAATACGATTGTATATTAAAACACTAACTTACTAGCTTTCAATCAATTATAAATTATCTTTGTTGTTTACTCCGATAACTAAATTTATTGATCCCGTTTAAAACTCGCGCAAATTATTGATTTTTAAAGCGTTGCGCCTTTCCAGGTTGCACAAAACTCCACAAAATTAAATTAACCTTTCATAAAATACTCGACAATCACGAAATTTAAAACCGTGAAGGAAACGCGCTATTTTTTTTTATTGTTGTTGTATGGTGTTGTGTGTTTGTTTTGGGGTGTTCCTTGGTGCGCTCTGACTATTGGCAAATTTCAGATATTTAAACGGATCCTATAATAAATTAATATATTTCTATATTTCCAGGTTGCATATAAAAACAATTAAACAACAATAACGCATTAAAATATATATTTCGGTCTGTTAATGTTTACGATCGTTTAAAACGTGGTTTTTGTGTCTTCAGGTTCCCCGGTGTTGTTGGATTGTGTTTTGGTCCTTTGTTTTGTGTCTGCTGCTTTCCTTTAATTGGCAAATTTACACTATTCCAGGCGGCAACCTTCAAAAGTCCTTTATTTATCGATACTTTTACACTATTCAACACTATATTTTTGTAGGATTTTACTTTGTCAATGATGTATTTCATCGACTTTTTATGTAGATTAACGATTTTATTAGTTTCGTTTGTGGTGCTGTTGTACGTTTGTTTCAGAATTAAAACAATAAAAATTTAAAATTATGAAATCAAAATTTATTCTTTATTTCCTTTTGGCCGTTTGTAGTTTTATAGTCGTGGCGCTTATGTTTTGCATGACAACTAAAACGCTATTTAATTACGTTCTTTTATCGTTACTCCTGGCGGCCTTTGTTAGTGTTTTTATTACAACCTTTAAAAATTAGAACCATGAAAAAATTTAATTTATTACCGGAACAAACACAGGGCAAAATATTGTTATTTATTACGGCGTTTTCCGCTTGTGGCCTTCTTATTATTATTAGCGAATTTACAAATATTATCAACTTTATTATTTAATCATCATGGAAACTACAAAAATTTCATTTACTAGAGTAAACAACGACGTAAACGGAAACCCGCGTTATGTTTGCCACTTTTCAAACTTATTGAAAGATTCAGAAAATTATTTCAATACTAGCGCTAAAATTTCAGATCGTTATAACACCGCGTTAAATAGAGCGCGTAAAATTGGCGGCCGCAAATTTCATAACAAACAATACGGCGGCGGGATTGTCTTTCAGTCTTACAACATTCAAGAAACAGAAAACGATATTTTAAACCTTTTAAATTCTTAACATCATGAAAAATTCAAGTGAAAAAATAATTTCGGAAATAGTTCTTTCCGGTATTGCTACAGAGCAGCAAATTAACCTTATTTGCAGAAGGTTAAACGCTAAAGAAAAAATTGATTTATCCGAAATTTGGGACAATCCGGCAACCTTAACGCCGGAACAAAATAAAAAGGGAATTGATTTTTTGAAAAATCTTTGGAAAACTCCTTCAGGATCCGAAAGAAAAAATAATCCTTTTGGCTATAGAGAGGAAAATATTTTGCAAAATTTTACTGGTTTTGAGCTTGCAGGCGTTTATGATGCAGGAAATTATCATAATTCTTTTTATGTGCCTTTATACAATTGCTGCGGAGACAATAACGCCTTTCAATATTACTATTCAAACGGCAAAGTTAATATAGTAGGTTAATTCAAAAACATCTTTAAAACGACCGAACGCGCTTGACGTTAGTAGGTCATTTTTTCAATTAACAAATTTCAATTATTTTAAATCTAAATCTTATAAAAATCATGAAAAACGCAATCCAATTTCCAGCAGCAAAAAAAATCGATTACTCGAAATTTGTTGAACCTAAAAAACAAATTTTTGTAACTATTGACGGAATTACAACGGCAAAATTAATACCGGCCGAAAAAAGTATTTTCGAGCAGCTACACGACAAAACAAAAAATTTCGTGAAGCATTACGCAACCGATTTTCAACACGATAAAAAAAGCATCGAGGAAAATCCAGGCGCAAAATTTATACACATTGCAAGGTCAACCGGTACAAGTTTATCACTTTTCAGAACGGACCTAACACACTTTCCAAAAAAAGGCGAAACGGTGCCTTATTTATTCGGAACGGCCGCACGTGAAAGAATCTTAAAAGATAGCGTTTTAGAAGTAGAATACTACGCGAAAAATTACGGAAACGATCACTTATATAAAATTCATTATTTCGACGGTAAAAAGCTACTTAAAATTGATTTTAAGAAGGCATTAGAGCTAAAAAATCAATACGTTAAAAACGTTCTTCAAATTTGGGAAAATGAAAAGTAAAAAAACGGATCCAGGAACCAACGCAAAAATAAAATTTACCCTATCAACTTTTTTAATCTTAATTATTTCAATCTTAATACAATCATGAAAAAATATTTTTTACTCCCGACTTTAGCAATTTTAACAAGCTGCACGGCGCCCGAAATTAAAGAAACTATTCAGGCGCCCGAACTTTACCCGACCGAAAAATGTACCTTAATTTTTCAAGGTCCTGGAAATTTAATTTTAATTGACAAAAGCAAAAGCGCCGGAGATACTATTTATCAATGTAGCGGATCAACTCAAAAAAGTTTGCACCTGGTTAAACGCGGTTATTATGAAGTAATAATTAACAATAGCAACGATATTTTTTTAGAGGTAAGCAATCCAACAAAAGTAATTGCAACTTTTCAAGGATCAACAAACGGACTAACAAAACAATTTTTTAATAAATAAAATCTATTTTAATTCAAATTTAATTATGCAGCATTCACAACTAATTCAAGGCCAAAAATATATCGATATTTCAGATAAAAAAGTACCGTTAATTTTTAACGGATCAAAATTAAAAAACCAAGGTTTTAATTCATTTGTTTATCAATGCGAATTTATTCCGGTAATAAACGAACAAAATAAAAACTACAATTTACCAAAAATAGTCTACAAATGTTTTCCGGAAGAAGGAAATAGAGACGATATAAAACCATTTAATTAATTACTAAAAATAAAATCTATTTAAAAGCTGTTAGCCGCTTCAGATTAAAAAGACGGAAAAACCATGAGAACAATAAGAACAAAAATCTACAAATTTGAGGAACTTAGTAAAAAAGCTCAAGAAATTGCAATCGAAAACTACAGAAACAATAATTTAACTTTCGATTTTATTTACAGCGACGCGGAAAGTACTGTTAAGGCGTTTTGTGCTGCATTTGACGTAAAAAGCGGGTTCAGGTCCTGGTTAGATTGTAATACTTCAAATATCGATGATGATATTTTACAATTAACCGGTTTGAGATTAAGAAAGTATATTTTAAACAATTTCGGAGATACTTTGTACAAAAGAAAATACTTAAAATCAGGCGTTAACTCAAAAGACTTAAAACCTTTTCACCGAATGCGAAAACAAACGGAAATAAAAAACGGACCAAACAAAGGTTTATTTTATTCTGCTTATTACTCAAATATTTGCAAGGTTGCAAAGAATTGCAATTTAACCGGAATGTGCTATGATGATGATATTATGGGGCCAATTTACGATTTTTTAGAATTAAGAACTTTTGGTAGCACAAATTTTGAGGACCTATTAAACGAGTGTTTTGACGCAATGCGATCGACTTTACAAAAGGAAGAAGATTATATGTACTCCGATGAATATATCTCAGATGAAATAGAATCCAACGAATACGAATTTACAGAAGAAGGAAATAAATTTTAATTTTAAAACTAAAAAAATGAAACAGACAAACCTAAATTTTCTATTCCAAGACCAAGTGCGCAACTTTGCGCACCTGGTTACTAATGAAACGCAAACTAAAAACGATTTTTTGGCTGCAATTAAGCAAAGTTATTGTTTAGACAATACAAAGGTCAATTTATTTTTTATTGCTTGTGAGAAGTCAGATTTTGAAACTATTAAATTAAATGCTAACCGGGACGCGATCCTATTTAATGAATAGAAAAATGAAAAATTCTGAATTTAACAACAGTAAAAGAAACGCAAGTATTGGAATGTTGTATTTATACACGTTCTTAATTTATATCGTAGCTAATTATTTAATCTATAATTCTTAAGAAATGAAAAAAAATAACGAACCTAAGTTTATGTGTAATTGTTGTCACGAACATTTCCCAAAAAAAGAAATGGATTTTGACGTGGACAACGATCAGGACCTTTGCAAAAATTGCAATTATCAATCTTATAATGACGCGCCTTACAAAAACAAAATTTAAATCAATTTTAAAAATTAACATCATGAAAACCAAAAAAGAAATCGTTTACACAATGCCATACGAGACCGAAACGGAAATTAGAAAGGCGCAAGAAAAAAGACACAGACTTTACGAAAAATACAATAACGTCCAGGTTTATTGTAACGGATTGTATGAAGTCAGGATTATTGCTTCAAATAGTTTAATTTAAAAATATAAAAAAATGAAAAATACAATTATGCACGGCAAACACGAATTTTCAGTACAAGAAATTTACAAAGGTTGTTATAGCGTTTCTAAATACAATTTAGCACAATTTCTCTACAGAACAGAAGACGAAAAAAAAGCAATGCAATATGCTAAAAAACACCTGAAAAAACTAGGTAAATTAGATTATAGCGACCGTAATGGAATATTTGTTGTTACCAACTATCAATATAATGAAAAAGGCGAAAAAGTCATATTTACGCCGTCGTTTATGGAAAACACACATACAAAAAACCAATTTACAGCTCATACTTACAAAACTAATAAAGGCGCTTTATTAAGATACGACGGAGACGGAGACGGATATGGTTTTTGGTACGAAGTAGACTGCAACGGCAATAAAATATCCGATCGTTTAAAAGGGCAAATTTTTGTCGGATTGTTTTCGTCATTAGCAATTAAAAAATTTAAAAAACCAACATCATGAAAGACCTATTCAAAACACCCGAAAAAATACCGCAAGAAGTAAGCAAAGTGCTTGACTTATATATCTTAGATGAATTTGATTATATTGCTTGTGAGGATCTAAAAAACGATCTAGAAAAAATAGGTTTTACAATCGATTACGAGCTTGACGCAATTCCTTACAATTTACGGAAAACAGAACAAATTACTCACTTAAAATAAAGTAACCATGAAGAATCAAATAGAGATTAAAATTGTAGACGGTTTTTGGACTATTAACAATAAAAAAGTAGCTGAATGCAGCCACGCAAAAAAAGACTTTTTCGATAAGTATATTAAGCTAAGTCTTATTAAAAGTCCAATTACCGAAAAAAGCAAGTCAACGTTTAAAAACAAGGGTAATGAAGTAAAAAAATCATTTAATTATCGTTTTAAAAACACCGACAAAACAATCCAGGATTATATAAATTCTCACTCGAAAATAGACAACTTAATTTTTGAACTTAAAAACTAAATAAAAATGAACACAACAGAAAACAACAAATTGATAGCCGAGTTTATGGGGTTTGAAAACCATCTTAAAAATAACGGAGTTACAAAAGTTTACATAGACAATAAAGAGTATATTCAAAATTGGGAGTGTTTTAATAAAGAGAAAAACGTATTGATAACGCCAATAGAAATGAAATTTCATTCCGATTGGAATTGGTTAATGGAAGTGGTTGAGAAGATTGAGAGTTTAAAAGTTATAGTAGAGATACGAGAAAACGTATGCTACATAGAAACTAGCTCAAAAAATTATTATTCCGAACTAGAGGATACTAAACTACAAGCAACATATAAAGCAGTAGTAGAGTTTATTAAATGGTATAATCAACAAAATCAATAATTATGAAAAATAGTCTAATTTTAATGTCCGCTGGACTTACATTTTTGTTTTGCGGCTTTTTAGCTGCTGAGTATTGGAATTGGGATCGTTGGTTTCTCCTGGTTCCAATTGGCGGATTGTCAATGTTTATTTTAGGAACACTCAAATTTCTTAAGAACTTCGAAAATGGCCGCTAACAAAACACAATACAGATACTATCAATCTAAAATCAATAAGGTTTTAGTAGAGCAATTTGAAATTCACGAAAGTATTATTGGCTTTGATCATGTTGAATTTAGAGAACGGATCCGAGACGAATTGTCTTACTTGGGATTAGAGCTGCACGAACTAGCTTCAAAATGCTATATTACCACTTCTAGAATGAATTACGTAATTAATACAAAAAGTTCGCAGTTCTTTCCTGAAGAAATTAAGTCAATTAAAAAAATCTTAGGAATGCAATGATGAAAAAAGTAATAGACAAACACAACCAGGCAATTCAGATGAAATGGATTGCCTCAATTCGTGAATTACCAAATTATACAAACTTATCTTGTGTACACGATCCGGCTTTTAATTTGCCAATTGTAGAAATTTCAACTAATCAAAAAAGTAGTCTTAAAAAATTAATCGAAGAATGAAAATATCAAGTGAAAAAAAAGAAGTAATATTTAGATTTTTGTTTATTATTGCTGTAATAATTTTATATTGTATCTTATGAAAATAATTGTAACCAACCGGATCTGCGATGTTGATAACGAGCGCGGATCCAAAAGATTTGAGAGAAATGTTTTTACTATTCTTAAAAGAAATAGTATTTTTGGTGACGTTGTATGTCTTGACGCCGGAGTAATTGGCAGATTTGAGAAGTACGCGACTATAGAAATAGACAAAAAAGTAATACTGCTTATTGAAAAAGATGTTTTTGCAAAAAACCTTGACACACACAAAGGAAAAAGAAATTTGTTTTTTGAAATTTTAAGCAAACAAATTGAATATTTGAAAACCCAAGTAACTTAAAACAAAATGAGCTCAAACGACCTTATTGCATCATCTGTAATTGAACAGACAAAAGTTTACCAAAATTTAGGAAAAATCAATCCTAACAAACCGCATTTGAATAATAAGATACATCAACCTCTTTTGATTAAAAGACAGTCCAGGGAATTGATCACGAATGCTTTGAACGTTTACAATAACACAAAGGTAATTCCTTCAAATATTGGCGGCTATCAGCTTGAAGTTCTTAAGGAGTTAATTAGCGAATCTACACTTTAAATTTTATGAAAAAATCAATTCCAAAATTAGAAGAATTACTTAATAGGTATATTAAATGTATTGAGTTTCAAAATTCTGACAAGCCAAAGATAACCCCTGGCGGCAAACTATTCCTTAAAAGTCAATGGATCGGCAAAGAAGAACAACTTTACAAATTAGTAAAAGACTTAGAACTTAAAGTAATTCAAACAAAAAACTTGACAGAAAGATTTGAAACAACAAGTTGCACTTTTCAAACCGGAGTAGACGTATTAGGATTTCCTACGTACACAACGCACCAAAGTATGTTTCAGTACAACTTAGATAGTAAAAAGAATATTACTGCAACAGCGCTTATAGATTCGATTCAGTACAACCATAATTAGCAAAACAGAACCTAATAAAAAACCTTGATTGTCAGTCAAGGTTTTTTTTTGTTTTTATTTTTTAGCGTTCCAATATTCTTGTAGCTTTTCTGCGTAATCGGTTTTTGTAGTTTGATTGTAGTAATCTATCATTTTAGAATCGGCCCAACCAAATATGTTTTGAATTAATTCTTTTGGAACTTTACCCGCTAGGTTAGTACACAGAGACTTTCTGCCTATGTGTGAGGTGCAAAAAGCATGTTTTGGCAAGTATTTACGTTCTTTTCTTTTGGTTATTGGATTCCAGACTTTTCCGTAAACTAAATTGTCTATTCCGGCTAATTGGCAAACTACCTTTAATTGCTTATTGTACTCGGTAGCTGACATTTTTTTTGGCAATTGGCCAAAGCGTTTGTCTAAAACAAATTTTATGTGAGCATGAATAGGCAACTTGACAAAAGACTTAGTTTTTTGTGTCTTAATTGAAATGAATCCGTCTTTTATATTGTCGGTTTTTAGATTGTATAAGAAGTCAGAAATTCTTAATCCAGACCAGCAGCTAATCAAAAAATTGTCCCGAATATTATCAAGAACAAAATCGTGATCTAAATCTAAATTGAAAATTCTATCGATTTCTTCCTCGTTTAAGTAAACGCCTTCAATATCGCCGCTATCATCATCTACAAAAACTCGCTGCGTAAATGCTGAAGAAACTTTTATTCCTTCTTCGCTACACCTGGCGCAAAAAAACTTCATTCTAGACAGCATTCTTTTTATAGTGCTTGGGTTGTAGCCTTCGTCCTCCAGGTAATTGGCAAAATTGTAAAAATCGTCAATACACAAATCCTTCAATACTAATTTAGAATCAAGCATTTTCTCGTAATCCAAAAACAAATCTAAAAAGTCCTCGTATTGCTTTTTCAAATACTTAGGCATGGTTTGTTTGGCCGAAATTTTCCATTGATCCGCTTTCGTGTTGAGCCAATTATTAGCGAAATCAGAATAATAAATAAATACATCTGAATTAACTTGTGATATTTCCTTTGTAGGACGATTGAAGCACTCGCAAATGATGTTTTTTACAAATTGCTTATCTATTATTGTTCCTTGGATAAAACTCTCGTTGTAGGCCTTTAAAACGTTTGACTTTAGTTCAGATAGCTTTTGGTTGATAATTGGCGAATTTGACGATTGTAATTGTTGGTTCCAGTCGCAAAAATCTAGGCCAATTCCAATACCACAACTAACGTCAAATTTATTTTTATAAAGCCGAATCATCAGTTGATTACTTTTTTTTCCGGTTTGCAAATTGAAAACTATATTCATAAGCAGAAAGTATTAGCACTTTGCTTATCATTGAACATTTTTACCCTTTGTTCGTCAATTTCAAACGCAATAAAATTTCTATTTAATTTATTGCACACATCGCCAACTATTCCGCTGCCAAAAAAGGGATCTAAAACAACTCCATTTTCAGGGCAAAAGCATTTAATTAATATTTTGATTAAATCCTTCGGTTTTGATGGTATTTTACCTGTATGCGGTTTATTAAAATGGTAGTGATCCCTTATCCAAGTTCCTTCTTTTGATTTTTCAAATTCTTTTCCTTCTTCTTTCCAATCGCCAAAAACCTTACTTAATCTTTTCATATCTTTTGTATTTTCGTTGTAATCTAATCCTGTTCTAACGTCGATATAAAATTCTTTTGATAATGTTAACCAGAATATTTTTTGGAATGATACTAAAGGCATTTTTTTACTTACCCAAGCTCCACCGTTTGAAAAAGTCCAAATTATTTCGCGTCTAAAAATATGGTTTACTTCGTTTCTTAAATTAAAATCAAATGGCTGTTTTGTAAAACAAATAATATTTCCAGTCAATTTAGTAACTCTTACAGCTTCGCAAATTAATCCTTCTTCGCAAAGTTTATCCCAATCTTGATAATCGGGATCTAATATTGTCAAATCTACGCTATGATCTTCTAAATCAAAAAGCAAATCCATAGCGTTTCCTTCAAACAACCCACACCGCTGCATAACATTCGTTTGCGCGCATTGCATATTTTGTGGCTCAATCATATTTTTGTTTCGCATTATATTTATTTTGAGCAGTCAATCTCTACAACTTTTTGCATGGTGTATGCTTTAATAAAATAATCTTTTTGCTCAATCTTTAATTTAACCGTAAGACTTTCGTATGTTCTGCCGTTTGTAAACCTAATTGAGCTTACCTTTTTAGTTGACAATTGAGCCAAATCTTCATCTGAAAAATTGAAATACGCATTACCTTCACAATTAAATTTGTTCCAAGAAGTAAGTGAGATTTTACTATTATCATCAAACAATATGATAAGATCGTCATTTTCATCACAATTACCTATGTTTACGTTTTTACAAGTAAATCCGCTATTAATAAACGAATTTCCGTCAGCTCTAAAATCTGGAGTTATAGTGAATCCCTTTGTCTTGGTCTCGTTGGCGCAAATCAATTTTTTCCTAGTGAAATAATACTCTCTGTCAGTCATTCTATCAACGCAATGCTCAATTACAAAAGGCGTTGTTGTTTGAGCAAATGAACTTGTTGCTACGAATAGCGCAATAATAATTTTTTTCATGTTTTTAAATTTTAATTGTTATTAATGATTGGCGCAAATGTAAAAAACAATTTTGATTAAATAATACAATTATGATACAATTTTATTTTAAAAAGCATAATCCTATTCCGATTGTATTGTAAACACTAACAATTCAATGTTTTAAGTAACTTTATAAATGTAAGAAATATTCTACTCCGAGTTATAAAATACAATTTTCAATAAAAAATAATACAATTATTGTCCGATTATCAGAAAGTATTTTTATCTTTGCGCTAATAAAAATTTAAAATCAAACTAAAAATGGCAAAAAAGCAAGAAACCGAAATTATGGACTTGTCAAAATTCAGGTCTGAATATTTACCTGAGCTGCAAGGTAAAAAAGAAGCTATCGCCGAGGTGATCAAGGCAAATCCAATTAAAGAAGTTGAAGACATCGCTTCTTATGAGGAAATGAAAAAATCAAGAACCGCTGTAAAAACACTTCGAACCGGACTTGAAAGAGAATCTAAAGAAGTAATTACCAAGCTAAAGGTAATTGTAATTGATTCTGTAAAAAAAGAATACGATTTTCTTATTGAAAATGTAAAATCTGCCGAAAATCAACGTCAAGCAAAAGTTGATGTATGGGAAGAAAAGAAAGAGCAAGAGCGTAAAGAAAAGTTACGCCTGGAACAAGAGCGAATAGATAATATTAAAAGAGAAATTAACGATTACGTTGCTAGTTGGAAAGATGCTTTTAATTTAATGACTTTTGCAAAAATAGAAGAAGTGGCTTCGAATTTTCATGAATCATATACTGAATTTGACGCAACCTTTTTTCAAGAATTTGAATCTTTGTTTCCGTTAAAAGTTGAGGAGCTTTCGTTGTACCTTAAAGAAAAAATTTCTGTTTTACAAGAGCAGGAAAAAATCCGTATTGACGGTTTAGTAATTGAAGAAAAAAATGCCGAACAATATTTTATTCAAGAATGGCAACGCACTTGGTCCGCAAACATTGATTTGCTTTCTGTTTCTGATATTGCTGATGTGAAATCTGTTTTTGCCAAATCAAAATTGGTCAATTTAAGGCATTATGTTTCGGCTTATGAAGAAATTTACAATTCAGCCGAAAAAAGACTGCATTCGCAAATAGAATTTGTTTCTAAGGCAGAGGAACAAAGAATTGCTCATGAGAAATTCACTAAAGAACAAGCAGAAATTGCCAAAAATAATCAAATTGCCCAAGAGAAATTTGAAAAAGAGAAAAAAGAATTTGAGGAAAAACAAGCAGAAGCTAAGCGTAAAGAAGAAGCTAAATTAGAAGAAGAAGCTATTGATTTAAACGTAATAGACAATCAAAACTACCACGAAGAAGATGTAGACGTTAAAGGGATAATTGTTACAAGTCCTATTATTTTTGACGTTCTAGTTGAAGATATTGAAGAAACCTGGAATAGCATTTACGATGAATTTGAAAAACATAATGTTCAAGACGAGTACGACGATACGATAGTTTTTGTTTCTTGGCTTGAAAAAAATTACAATGTTCCGACTAAAAAACAATAGCTATGTCAGAAAAAATAATAGAAGTTAATCCAGGAGATACAATTGTTATCAATGTGAAAAATGAAGATAATCGCAATTATTCAATTAGTGAATTTGCTAAATTGTCTGGAGTATCTCGCAGCACTATAAATCTAAAAATTAAAAACGGCGCCATTCCTAAAATCATGGTTGGGAAATCGCCAAGAATTGAAAGTAAATATTTAAACCAATTTAAAAAGTAAATCATGTCAAACTTAACAACAACAAATCAAGCTCCTGTAGTTGGGGTAAAAGCGCTATCTAATTTTCTTAACTCAGATGGTATTAAAAATAAATTCGCAGAAGTTTTAGGCGACAAAGACAAAGGTGTTGCTTTTGTTACGTCAATTCTTTCTGTAGTAAATTCCAATGGCCAATTAGCAAATGCGGATCAAAACTCGCTATATACTGCTGCTTTAATGGCTGCCACGCTAGATTTACCAATTAACCCGAGTATTGGCCACAGCTTCTTAGTTCCGTTTAATACAAAACAAGCCGACGGCACTTATAAAACAATGGTTCAGTTTCAAATCTCGGCCAAAGGACTCAAGCAACTCGCAATGCGATCAGGACAATTCTTAAAAATGAATGATTCTGATGTTCGAGAAGGCGAAATTGAATCTGTAGACAGAATGACTGGAGAAATAAAATTCAGATGGATTCAAGATGATAAAGAAAGATTAACTAAGCCAGTTGTCGGATTTATTTCTTACTTCAAACTTCAAAATGGTTTTGAAAGTACTTTCTACATGACCAAAGAAGAAGTTGAACTTCACGCAAAAAAATTCTCGCAGACTTACAAAAAGTTTGGAACTGGGCTATGGAAAGATATGTTTGAAAAAATGGCTTCTAAAACGGTTATTAAATTGCACTTATCTAAAGACGCGCCGTTGTCAACTTCTGTTCAGAAAGCGCTTATTTCCGACCAAGCGGTGATTAAAAATGACAAATTTGCCAATTCTACTGAAGAAACAGTAGATGTAGAAACACAATATGTAGATCACGAAGAAGTAGTGATTGATATAGACGCTGTAAACAAAGCTAGTGAAAGAGAACGAGTTGTTGCACATATTAAAAAATCAAAAACAATTGAACAACTTGAAGAATGTTTGCCTGCGGTATCAGACGACGATTTTGACTTAATTGTTATGTATGACGACAAAAAGAAAGAATTAATTATTAAATCTAAATAATATGAGTAAACAAGTTTTATTTCGCGCTTCTGGAATTGGAGCGCTTATGGTTGAAAAAATGGGTGCGGTAATAACAGATAATCAATTAACTACTTTAAATGATTTTGAAGATAGAATAATAAACAATGGTAAGCCTTTAACCGAAATTCAAAGAAAGTTATACATGGAGTTAAAATTAAAACGTGATGCTCCACCTCAACTTTCAGACACCGCTAAAAGATACATTGAATCTATGTGGCTATTCAATAAAAAAGGTTACTACGAAGAGCTTAAAAGTAAGCAAGTAATGAAAGGTCTTCAAAACGAAGATAGTGGAATTGGCCTTGTTTCTGATGTTGAAAATTTGTCTTTTACAATGAAAAATACAGAAAGAGTTACTGTTGGAAATATTACAGGAGAATGTGATATTAATTGCGTTATTAATGGCAAAAAAGTCATTAAGGATATAAAATGCTCTTGGTCTCCAAAAACATTTATGTCTGGAGAATTAAATACAATTTACGAATGGCAGGGAAGAACTTATATGCACCTTTACGATGCTGAAGAATTTCACTTGCATTATGTGTTGACTGATTGTCCAGAAAATTTATTTGAAAATGAAATTTGGAAAGTTAAAAACAGATACGGCATTATTGATATTGATGAAGAATCAGTTAAACCCCTTTTTGACCAATTAAGGCGTAATTTAATTTTTTCCGACAATCCTGCTTACACTAAAGAAGAAAGAGTAAAAACGTTTGTTATTCAAAGAGATTTAGATAAAGAAAAGGCGTTGCTTGCAAAAATTCCTATGGCTTTGGAATATTATAATTCAATTAAGCTGAACCAAATATAATTTTTTCGTACATTTGTACTGCTATCTGATTAAAAATGACAACATCAAATAAATCCCGTAAACCTCAACTGCCACTTCGCTAATAATTAGCCAATCGGATAGCCTTTTGTTGCTTTACGGGTATTTATTCTTATGGAAAATCAAAAAGAAATTTGGAAAGACGTTCCTGGCTATGAAGAAATTTATCAAGTCAGTAATTTAGGAAATGTTAAATCAATAGACCATTATTGTAAAGGAAGAGTAGGTAGTGGTAAACAAACGGGAAGAACTTTAAAACAGCATATTTGTTATAAAGGATATTCGAGAGTTAGATTATATTTAAATAAAAAATCATTTACAACTGGCGCGCACAGATTAGTTGCAATAGCTTTTATTCCTAATCCATTAAATTTACCTCAAGTAAACCATATTAACGGCATTAAAGCAGATAATAAAGTTGAAAATTTAGAATGGTGTACAAATCAATATAACCAAATACATGCTGTAAAAAATGGTTTGTGCAACCCAAATACTTGCGAAAAACATCATATGTCAAAATTAAAAAATGAAGATGTTTTAAAGGTAAGAGAATTACATAGAATTGGTTTTAAAAATTCAGAGCTTGCAAAAGATTACGATATAAGTCAAACCGCAATGAGTAATATTTTAAGAAGAAAAACATATATTAATATTTAAAAATAAAATAATGACAGTAGAAATTAAAGGAGAGATAAAATTAATTGGCGAATTACAAACATTTGATAGTGGATTTACAAAAATTCAAGTTGTAGTAACTGAAGACGGGCAATACCCGACCGACATTCCAATAGACTTCTTAAAAGATAAAACAGATTATTTGCAAAATTTTAGTGTTGGAGATATTGTTGTGGTAAGCGCGAATCTTCGAGGTTCTGAATACAATGGTAAATACTATATTGGACTTACCGCCTGGCGCATACAAAGAGAAAGCGCTCAACATAACAATACAGCTACAACGCAAACTTCACCTATGGAATATCCGCAAGCTAATCAAACAAATAGTTTTGTAGATAATATAGATCACGACATGTCAGACCCACCCTTTTAATTAGCAAATTATGATGTTAGAATTTCAAAACCCAATTCCAGTAGTTGTAAAAGAAAACGGAAAAGAAGGTATGGCAATTTATGTAACTTCTGGCGGAACGTTTGAAAATGATTTATGGACCGTTGCTTTATGTGATGGCGGAGATATAATTACCGTTCGTGTAGATCAAATAAAAATGTATTCTAACTTTACTTTTGATATTTTAAAAGTAAAATAGTTTTAGAATTAATTGAATTTTTTACATGATTGTTTGGTAGATTAAAAGTTCTTTATATATTTGCTCTGTAATTTAGTGAGATTTATTACGCCTTAAAATATTATAAAAATCCGATACGGAAAGCGAAATCTCACAATACGCTGACTGTGTCGGATTTTCAATTTTAATAGTTTACTGGTATCTTAAAAACCTTTATTATTATGGCAAAATATCTTTTATCTTTTGTTGATTGTAACGACGATTCTACGTTTATTGATGTTCATAAATTAAATGGAGTTATATCTATTTATTGTAGAGACGAAAAGCAAACAAATACATCTGGAGTTTGTGTACATTTAGATAAATCAACTGCAATTAAATTTGCTAAAACACTTCGAACTGAAATTAATAAAATTACAGAAAGCGAGGTTAATAATGTTTGAAAATAAAAAATCATTTGTACTTTATTCCGATAGTCAAGGTTTAGTAAACCAACTACCTGATGATGTAGCTGGACGTTTATTTAAGCATATATACGCTTTTGTGAATGAACAAAATCCAATTAGCGAAGAACTTCTTTTAAATATTGCTTTTGAGCCTATTAAAATGCAATTAAAAAGAGATTTATCAAAATGGGAATCTCAATTAGAACAACGTAAACAAGCAGGTTTAAGGAGCGCTGAAGTTCGTAAACGAAATGCAACGAGCGTTAACGAGCGTTCAATTTCGTCTACTGATAATGTAAATGTAAATGTAAATGTTAATGATAGTGTTAATGTAAATGATAATGTAAATGATAATGATATTCTTTTAAAAAAAGAAACAAAAAAAGATATTATAGTTGCTTCACAAAAAAAATTTAATTTTCGTTTAGAATTAATTGAATATGGTTTTTTTGAAAATTTAGTTGACGATTGGCTTTTAGTTCGAAAAAATAAAAAAGCATCTAACACAGAAACCGCATTTAAAACTTTTATAAACGAAATGGAAAGCAGAAATTGTAATATTAACGAAATGCTCCAAATAGCGGTTTCAAATAGTTGGAGTAGCTTTAAGCATAACTGGGTAGATAATTTAAAAAACAGCACAAATGGAAAACAAGATAGAGATAAGTCAGATGCCGACCATAAGCAATCAGCAGTCAACGCAGTTAATGCGATGTTTGGGATCACAAGATGAGGTAGGTTTAATTGTTTTTGAAAAAAACCTAAGTTTGTTAAATGCAATTAACGGAACCAATTTAAGAAAACTTGAAAAAGAAGTTGGCGAAATAAATACAATTACAGCAATTTGTTACTTGATAAAAAGATTTAATTCTAATTTTAATGTTGGAAAATCATTGACGGATCAGCAAGCAGCTTTATTAGCTTCAGATATTGTAGAAAAATATCCATACGAAACGATTGAGGACGTCGTGTTGATGTTAAAACAAGTTAGGCAAGGAATTATCGGTGACGGAAAAGATTATAAGTTAGACGGCCAAAATGTATTAGCAAAATGGTTTCCAGAATATCTTGACAAAAAATACATTGAAGTAGAGCGCCAGAATAAAAAAACAAATGAATCTTTGAAAGACGAAAATAATGCAGTTGAAATTTATTACGCCAAAATTAGAAAACAAAAAGAGGACCAGGAGAGAAAAATAAAAGCTGAAAATTATATTGATGAAATGGCAAAATCAATGGATAGAGCGATGCTTGAACAAACTATTTTAGAATGGTCTCAAAAAGAAAAAATGAAGCCTTATTTGGATTATTTAAAGCGTAAAAGATTAATTATAAAATGAAGCTAGAGATACTAAAACTTTTACAAGAAAAAGACGATAGCACTTCTCAGGGAATTTCTGTTGCTGATTTAGTGAATATTTTGCATTTTCCAATTCGCGAATTGAAAATACTTCTCAACGAGCTTCACAAAGAAAAAAAAATAGTCGTAAGACAAGGAATTAACGGAAAAATAATTTGTTTAAAAAAGTAACATGGGAACGCAGCCAATAATATTTGGAATATTTGTAGTAATTGCAATATTGATTATGAAGTTTTATTTTGATGAAAAAAAATTATGAAAAATCACAAAATTACAATACACTTTCGTTATGGTAAAGATGAAAAAGACTTTGAGAATATTGAAGTCTATGCAGAAAATGATGAACAAGCAATAGAATTAGCGAAGAAACGTAGAAGTTTTGTTTTTAAAGTTGAAATAATTAGTAGAGATGAAATCGATAACTAAAAAGTGTAAAATTTGTCAAGAAAGGTTTACTCCTAAAAGAAGTTCTTTGGAGCCAACTTGCGACAAGTATGATTGTAAGGTTTCTTACGCTATGAAAATTGTAGAAAAAAACAAGATTGTTAAGAAGAAAGAAGATCGTAAAAAGTCTATTGAAGAAAAAAAGAAACTTCGAGATGCTATTACGAATTGGAAAAACGAACTCCAGAATGAAGTAAATTTTATAGTTCGGCTAATTGACCAAGACCTGCCATGTCTAGCAAAAGGAATTTATTCAAACCAAGTACATGCAGGACATATATTTTCTAGAGGAAGTAATCAAACAATCCGGTACAATTGCCATAATATACACCGGCAGTCGGCACAATCAAATCACTTTCAAAACGAAGACGGTTTACTTCGCGAAGGATTAGTAAAAGAATATGGTCAGAATTACATGGATTTTATTAGCGAATTGCGACGAACTCCTAAATTACCATATACTAATGAGGATTACCACGAACTAACGCTAAAAGCGCGTAAAATTGTTTCTAAGTTAAAATCAGTAGACAAAACATATAATCTAAAACAACGCATCGAACTTCGTAATCAAATCAATTTAGAATTAGCTATTTACGAAGAAGAATATTGTGTATTTGAATATTAATCTAAATCTAAATAAAAATGGGAACACAAATTGAATTATTTGAGGGTTATGAATACCCTACAACAAACACAGAAGAAATTTTATTGACTTTAATACTTCAAGGGTATGTGTCGCTATTTGATTTTGCTTATTTAGCGTCTTTTCGAACTAGAATTAGCGAATTAAACAACGAGCATGGATTGAAATTAAATAGAGTTTTAGATAAAAAAACTAATAAATTTGCCAATTCATATTCTTACGCCGTGCATAAACTTCCTGCTGAAGAAAAAGATAAAGCTATTTTACTTTACAAGAAATTAAATAAAAACTATAAAACAAAAAACCCATCTTAATTGATGGGTTTCTTTTTAGTGTTTTTTAATTCTTGATATGCCCTAATAAATTCAGGACTTAAATCAAATTCTACGTATCGTAAATTTTTATCTCTTTCCTTTTTGTCTTTGTCAGACATTCCTTTATCATCTTTAAATTTACTATAGAAAAGAATTGCTTGAATTTTTGGATTTTTTTCTTTTTTTAGTCCTAAGTAAAACGGATCAGTAACCAAAGTTTTTAATTCTTCTTTATTTACTTTTTGTATTATAGATTTCATTGTTTTATTAAATAACTCAGGATCTCCTTCTGCTAAAGAATCTACTTTTTGCATAATTTGAAATTTGTTGATTTTCTTCTCAACGTACTCCTTAGTCATTTTATCGACGTTAAATTCTAATTTTTTTTCATCGTCTTTTATTTTTTGAATTTTTACCTTGTATTCTTTTTCAATCAAATCATCAGGCATATCTTTAAAGCCTTCTTTCATTCCGCCATATACATTTGTGTTGATTATCCCTGTCCAAGATAAAGCCATTGTTGCTTTTCCAAATAAACTAGGCTGCTCTTCGTTTACTTCTCTAAAGTTTTCAAAAATAAGTGGAACTAGGTATTTAGATTCTTTGAAGTCCACACCATATTTATCTTCTCTAAATGATTTTCCTTGATACTCTACTTTTTTAGTTTTAAAGAAACGGTCAATAGCAAATCTTGGACCTGGAGCAATTTTGTTTCCGACATATTCTAATGGTAAATCAATCCAATCTTCATCTTCATATTCAAATCCGTATTTTTTGAAATTGCCGTATTTGTCTTTTTTTTCAGCATATCTTAATCTAGCAAAAGCAACTACTGTAGTTTTCTTACCTGCCCATGGGTCAATTCGTAAATTACCTACTTTAATTAACGCAAAATCAGAACTTGTAGGATCTGTTTCTACAGTAACTTTATTTTCATCATCATCGTCTTGTCCTAAAGCGTATATCGCAGCCATACTAAGTAATGAACCTGCCCCTACAATATGATGCGCAACATCGGTTAATGCCATTTTTCTTGCAGTTGGAGTAAGTGTGTAATACCAATATGGATTCAATTGATTTACCCCTGCCGCCCAGTTTGAAAATGACGAAAATAATGTTCCGTTTGCTTCTCTTGCCGCGGCAGCAAACTTACTTCCTGTATTAGCTCTACCTGTCAATGTGTTTACCGCAGCAGCAACTTTTTTATACTCTTTAATATCGTCAATAGGATTAAATCCTTGCGCTTTTAGTAAATCAGCACCTTCTTGAAAACGATTAATTCTCATTTGATTTTCAAAAACCGTTTGACCTCTTTCAAAAATACTAATAACGTTTATGTAGTTTTTGATAATGTCTCCTGTTTTATCAAATCCTTTTGAAGCTACATAGTTTCCTAAAATATCAAACAATGTAGTTACTAAATTGTTTTGAAAAACTTCGGCCTTAGCAGATTCTTTATAGTGAGATTCTACAATTCCTAATTTAGAATCTTTCCATAATTGATAGTTTGGATTTGCTTTTACCGCCTGCATGTATTTTTGTTCAAAGCTAGGACTAGCCATTGCTTTAAATGTTTTTGCCATTGCCTCTCTAAACGTTCCTTTTAGCCTACCTGTTTTCGCTAAATTAATTAACGAATTTGCACTCATTTTGTAAATTTGAGTAACGTTCTGAATACCAACAAAACTTAAGTCAACGGTAAAACTTAGAATTTTAGGAACAGATAAAATATCTTTTAAAACATCAAATGCTTTTTGCTCTATCCTTCTGTTTTTTAGTTCTAATTTGTAAACTTCTTTATCAAAAATTTCTTTTTGTTCTGCAATTTCAGCTCTTATTTTATTAAGTTCTACATCGGTTGGTGTAGGTTTTCTTTTCTTTGGACTAAAATCTTTGTTAGCAATTCGCTCTTTTAAAGTAGCCAGTCTTTTAGAAGCGTTACGTTTTGCAGATTCAATTAACCTTGCCTCGGCCATTCCTGCGTCCTCTCGCATTTTTTGAATTTGAGCATCTAACTCTTTTTTCAATTTACGCATATCTTCTAAATTGGCAGAAGTTACAGGCTCAGGCTTTTTAGCATAATCAATTTCGTTACTATCTATTTTTTGCTGTAAATCATCTAACCTTTTTTGAAGAAGTTTTTCTGCGCGATCAATTTTTTGTTGGTCGGTCAATTCTGGCTTACCAACAAGTTCGTCAAGTTCTGCTTTTTTAGAATCACGAATTGCTTTTAAGTCTTTTGCTTCCTGATCGTACTCAATTACGCTTTTTTCTCCTTTTCTTTTTTCTCCTTTAGCAATTTGCTCGTCTAATTCTTCAATTTCATTTGACAAACGTTTTTTAATAGCGTCTAAGGCAGTTTTATATGCTTTTGTAATATCAGCATCAGCTAAAGGTAAATCTCTTAACAGCGCCTTTAATTTCTTCATTTCAGTACGCTCTTTCATAGTAGGTTCTCTACGTTGTTGTCCTGAGCGCAATGGTCTTTGTCCTTTATTGGCATCTTCTATTCCAGAAGCAATTTTTCCAATTGATTTTATTATGGAAATTTGATTTTCTATTTCATCAGAAGTAGGGTTTGAAATTTTACCATAACCAGTAACAGCATCTCGAACTTGTCTTTCTGTAAAGTCTGAATCAGGAAACAATTCTTTTACGTCTGCCATTAATTCAGAAACCAAATCTTCAATATTGTCAATTCCGTTTTCTACTTTTTCTCTAATTAACGAATGAGGAATACGTAACATACCTTCATCGTTAACCGACATCATTCCTTTTTGACTTGTGTTTTCAGTAACGTCAGAATCATCAAATAAATCAAACAAATCAGATAGGGCTTGTTGCTGTTCGTCTTTTGACAAATTAGCCTTTCGAATAGATTCAACACCTGCTTTTATGGCGTCAGAAACGGCTCCTGTTAATTCAAGTGCTTGTGCTGCCGCTTCAATTGCTAAATCGTAAACAACGCTATATGGAGTTGCTACATTAGTTCCGCCTAAATTTGAAATTTTAAAAGAACGAAGTTTGTCAGCAAACGCTTTTAATTTTTGTTTGTCGGTTATCTTAGCGTTTGTGTTAATTGCTTTTCTGCGAGCAACTGATTCAAGAATATTATTAAACGCTTCGTTTTCTTCTTCAATACGTTTTTTAGTTTCTAATTCGGCTAATTTAGCTTCGCTTTCTTTAAGTTTTTCCTCTACGTTTTTAAGTTTTTCTAGGACTTCTTTGCTAATCACGCCTTTATTTTCTGCCTTGTAATCTTTAACCATTTTGGTAAGATTATAACGACCTTTAGATGAATAATAAATATTAGCTAATGCAGAAATAAATTGACCGTATTTTCTTGAACGAAGGTCTAATTCAACAGCTATTTCATCGAGTAATTTCATATAATCGGCAACCGCATCAAGCTTGTCTTCGCCTTTTAAAGTGTTTATTTCTTGCTCTAATATTTCAATTGCTCTTGCGTAAATAAAAGCACCTTGTCCTCCGTCAACTAATCCGTCTCTAACAGCAATTAAAGCATTATTAAAACCTACTTCATCTACAAACGCATCTGCCTTTTCCTTAGCTTCTTTTTGATTTTCAATTTCGTAATCAAGAGAATTGTTGGCGATTGCTCTTTTAATTATGGCGCTATTCCCAGAAGCCATTCTGCCCGCAACAGATTTTCTACCTTGTTCGCGTTCAAAATCTTGAGGAATATTAGTAATATTTAATTTTGCTTTTACAAGGTCTTGGTCAACATCTACATTAAATCTTTCTTTTATAGATGCTACTACTTGTTGAATTGCGTCATTTATATCAATTCCTTTGCTAATCAACGCTTTTACAGCATTAGCCACTAAATCAATTAAATCGTCTTGAGAAAGTCCTTGAAGTTTTAAATCAGGGTCTTTTATTCCAGGAAGAAGGTCTTTTACTTTTTGAGCAATTCTGTCAACTTCGGCGTTTACATTATCTTTGATTTGTTGACTGTTAAACTCAGGAATTTCTTTAACTAAATTATCTTCTATTAACTTTATAACTTTTTTTACATCATCTACAGAATAAAACTCTCCGACAATTTTTCCGTCGGCATAAAGTAAATATGTTTTTTCTCTAACACCTTCTTCGTTTGTTCTTATTAATCCTGTAGCAATTCTTAGGTTAACTCCATTAGAATTTTTTTCAGCTATAGGATTTTCATAATTAAACAGAGCCATTCTAATATCATCTTTTTCTTTTGAAAAAAGTTCAATAGGCTTGTCTGTAACGTATTTACTTTCTATTTCTTTTTGTAATTTATTTGCTTGTGCTTCATTTAAAAAACGTCCTCGTATTTTTTTTTGTTTTAAATCAAGACTTGTAGTTTCGTTTAAAATAATGTTATTATTTGCTAAAGAATTATTAATGACGTTTGCAAATTTTATTTTATCAAAAACTCCTTTGTTGTTTTTTTCAATATAAGCAATGGCTTTTTTTATCGCTTCGCCAATTTCCATTCCTGCGTCAATAGAAGTAGCAATAATATCCATGGAAACGTTCCAAATACCAACTGGAAGACCTAATGGATTGCTTTGTAAGCCACCTTCTCCCATTTTCCCTAAATCAATTTTAAGATTTCTAACTTTATCTGAAAGTTTTTTAGCCTCTTCGCTTGGTTGGTTTTTATCAGAAAGTTTATTAAGCATTTCTTGAACTTCTGCTTTTCTAGACTTGGGAAAAATCCAACCGTATTTAGGATTATATCTGCCTCCAAGAGCTTTAATATCGTCTTTTATAAATTTTGTATTATCTCCTTTTACCGCAAATGCTTTTTCAGAAATGTCTTCAAGAGTTATGCCTTCTAAATTAACAGTTACTTCAGCAGAAGGCGCAGGAGCTTCTTGAATGTCAATTTCTATTTCATCGTCAATAACACCTTCTTGAATAGCCTTTAATGTTTGTAATTTACCGTTTACAATTTGCTTTCTTCTTGCGTCAATATTGCTTTCGTTAAACAACAATCTTATTTGAGCAGGTGATTTTGTGTTTCTTCGTGATACACGTCCTAATATTTGTTGAAATACATTTCCTGAGTAGTTAGGTGTAACCATAAATAACACTCTTGGAGCATTTCCGTTTTGATCGTCTAAGTCAATTCCTGTAGATGCGGATTTTGCAGTTCCTAAAACTACATCAACTTCATTAGATTGAAATTTATCATTAGCCTCACCTTTATCTGATTTTCCAAAAATTTCAGCTACTTTATATCCTTCTGCTTTAAGCATTTTTGACAATTCAGAAAGGAATCCAGGAACAACTTTGTCAATTGCAGTAATTGTAGTTTCATTAACTCCTTCAGCTATTACAACAACTTTTTTGCCTTCTTTTATTGCCTTTACAACTTCTTTGAAAGTATATTTAATTTTAGTTGATTCGCTCCATCGGCTTAACTCTCCAGACTTTTGTCCTGAAAGGTTCATTTTTTTTCTAAAATTAACCCTTCCATCATCATTAACGCTCTCAGCCTCTATTCTATCGTCCCAATTACTTTCAATTTCATCTTGTTCTTCTGCTTGTTCTTCTGTAAGAGAAATTTTATCTTCTACAAATTCACCATAAAAAGGATATTCTCTACGAAGCATTGCTCCTTTAGATATTATTTCTTCGCGAATTTTAACAATATTTCTTTTTATGTCAGCAGGAGCAACGCCTTCTTGAAGCGTTACTATTTTTACTTCTTGCCCTGTTAACGTATCTTTTTCCTTTTTTACGTTTAATCCAAGCATGCTATATGCCTCTTCTTCTGTAACTCCTGAAACTTCTGATATAAAATACACAGCGCTACCTATCGTGTCCATAGGAGTAGCCGTAACATACATGTTGTTTTTTGATTTTATATTTCCTGCTGCAATAGCTTTTCCAGACTCTTGATTTTTTAGATTGTGAGCTTCGTCGTAAATAACTAGACCATAATTATCTTTACCTTTTTTACCTGTTCGTAAATCATTATAAGTACCAAACTCAAATTCATTCATATTTATACCCAATGCCTTTGCGTCATTAGCAAAGTTCTTAGTAAGAATAGTTGTGTTTTCGCTTATAATTAAAACTTTGCCTCCAAATTTGTCAAGATATTCTTTTGCGGTAACAAGTATTTGTCTTGTTTTTCCAACTCCTGTTCCATCTGCTAATAAGAAAGATTTTCCACCGTTTTCAAATAAAGACAATGCAGAATTAACTCCTTGTTTTTGAACCTCGTCAATTTCATAATTTCTAGAAACAAAATTCTTTGTAGGAGGCATTTTAGATTCTGCTTGGACTACAATTCCTGGTCTTTTATTTTCTTGCTGAACTAAAGATTTTCCTGAATACTTTTGAACTCTTCCATCATCTCTTCTATCGGCTGGTTCTCGTTTAATTTCATTTTCGACATCAACAACGACTTGTTTGAGTTCAACTTTTGAGTCGCTTTTTGCTTTGCTTTCAACAGCCTTGACAATTGGTTCAATTTCTGCTGCTTTTCTGTCATCATTGACAAATTCATCGACTTGTTTTGGCGTGATATTTCCATTTTCTATTTGTTTGTTAATTTCAACGTTTCCTGTATTAACTTTTTTTTGCGATTCAAAATCCATTTCGCTTGTAGAAACCGTTTCGCCACTTTCAATTTTAGCTTTGGTCTCTTTTAGCGCTTTTATTTCTTCTCTAATTTCATTTAGCCTTGCCTTCTCTTTTTCTAAAACTTTATTTCTTGCATTAGAATCAACTCTTTCGTCAAAAAGTAAATTAGCATCTTCGCTTTTTCTTTTACCAAATAAATCTTGATTGTCTTTTATTGCTTCGTTGTCCAACTTAGCCATTTTTCTAAGCAAGGCATCTTTAGCTGTTTTTTCTTTTTCTTGAGCTTCTTTTAATTGTTTATTGACCTCAATAAGTTCAGGAGATTTTTTGCTTACAGGAGTTTTAAGTTTTTCAACCGCTTTGACACCAGGATTAACTTGCTTGACATTTCTAACCGATTCTGGAGATAATAATTCTCCGTCTTCAGATAAAATATACCCATCAGGTTGTATAGTTCCTTGTTCAGAAATAAACGGTCCTAAATCATACGTTACTTGTCGGCTTTCAAGGTCTTTTATATAATCATCAAAACTTTTTTCTTGAGAATTAGCAAGTTCTACAATTTCTGCGTCAGACAAATAATCTAATGACGACTCTATGTTTTTAATACTTTCTTCCGAATAGTCTTGTTCTTCCTCTTGATATTCTTGGAACGCTTCTGCGTATTTTCTTTCGTAATCTGCTAAATCTTCTTTTTCTACGTTGTAACTTTTAAGTAAACTGTCAACTACGTTTTGAACCGTTAGATTTCCATTTACTACATCTTCAACTGCGTTTTTAATATCTCGGCTGTCAATATTTAATTTCTCGTTTTCTGCCGACTCCCAAATATCGTGAGCAATTTCGTCAATTGTTGCTTTCCGTCCTTTGGCTGTTTTCGCTTCTTTAGAAGCAATTCCATTAAGTCCATTAGTTCTAGCTTGACGCTCTGATTTTTTAGCAAAATAATCACTTGCTACTTTACCTCCGTTTACAAAATATTGTAAAGCCAAAGATGTAGCGTCTGTAGGATCAATTTCAGAAGCCGTTTTTCTATCACCTTTAAATTGTCTTTTAGCTAAGGATTTTCTTCCTTGCATAGAAACTTTGCCTTCTTTAGTAACTTTTACTTGTTTTTTGCCTTTTTCAACAATAGGGATTGCGCGATTTTTTTCATTACTATCTTCAATTGCTCCTTGGTCGGCTTTGGCTGTTGGGCTGCCTTTTTCATCGTTTAAATATGTTTCATTAATAAAATTTTGAATATCATCTAATGTTACTTCATTAGTAACTTCACTTGCTCTAACGTCATTGGCGGGTTGTACGTTTTCTTTTGGAGCGTTTTGTTGCTCGACATTTCGTACTTTTCCCAATGGCTCAACTCTAGGTTGAACGTTTTCATTAGCAGGAGTATTTCTTGCCGGTACTGCTTCATCTCTGACAATTTTTAATTCGCTAGGAATATCTTCGAAACCTTTTAAAACGCCATCATTTACTAAATTTGCCAATTCTCCATCATGTAGCAAAGTAGCAAATTCAGCGTAACTATATTTTTTTCCTTTATACTCTATACAAGGTACTGCCATAATAATTTTTTAAAAAAGTTTCTTTTCAATAGAAAGCATTTGGAATTTATTGTTAACGTCAATACCGTTTAGCATATTTAATTTTGTAGCATATTCAGCAACGCTTTTTTGCTGAACATCTCTGAAAAACATAAGAAAATCAAAAACACAAGTATCTCCAATTTTCAAAATTTTGTTAGAAGTTTCCTCGTAAAGTTCGTATAATTCCAATTCAGCAGCATAGGCTGAATTTATACAATCAGCCAATACTGAAATTTCTGCTTTTGGAGATTGTATAATTGGCAAAACTGGAAGAACATTCCAGTCAGTCATAAACTTTTGAATTTTTTTAGCATGAGATAGTTCATCATTGCTTTCGTTTTTGAAAAACTCAGAAGCAACTAAATAGCCTTCATTTTCACACCAATTTGCTAAGTGTTGATACAAATACTGAGCAGAATACTCATTTGACAATCTGTTAGTAAGCAATTTTACTATTTCTGGACTTAACGTTTCTAATTTCATTTTAGCAATCTTTTAGTTGTTTAAATAAACCTTGTTTTTCAAGTTGTTTTATGATGTTTTTGTAATTATCATCAATGTATTTTATAGTTGGATTCTCTTTTAAAAATTCATTACGCTCTCTTTTTGCATTTCGAGCATCTACTCCTTGCTTGGCGTTAATTTCTTTTAGCAAAGTTAATGATTTTTCGAACTTGTTAGATGTTGAATCTTCTGTAGTCTCAGTTGCTTTTGCAACGCCAACATCGCCACTTTTTGACGAAGTTGCTTCGGCTTGAGTTTTACCTTTTGCAGATTTTACCAATATAGGCAAGTCTATTTGTACGCTAGCCTTAGCTCCTGGTGCAGTTACTTTTTCTCCTGAATACCTTATGTTACTTTCATTTAAACCTAACTTTTCTAAATACGGAAGTAGAGCTTTCTTAACTGTTTCAAATTGCTCTTTTGTTATTTTTATGTTTTCAAAATTGCCTTTATTAACGTCAACTCCTAATTCATTAACTATAGCATCTCCATTTATAGCTACAGTATTTGTTACAATATTTCCATTTGCGTCATATTGTAACTCATATCCTTTATTTAATTGCTGATTCCAAACTCTTAAACCGTCAGTAGATATGCTTGTTTTTTCCGTGTATTGATGTCCTTCAGGTAATAATTCCTGAACGCCAGAAATCATTGTTTTAAAATCTTCTTTGTTTCTTGATTTGTTTTCAAACTTAGAACTCCATTTGTTTGTAGGTTTTCCATTTTCATAAAGTCTATAAAATCCAACAAAATCATTATCTGATTTTCCTGAAACAATTACATCTATACTTCCTGTGTCGGGGTGTGCATATTCAACAAATTCAATTCCTTTTGTTTCATTGCGAGAAACCGGAACCGCTGCTTTATCGCTGTCTCCTAATTCAGTAGAAAATTCACCTACTCCTGTAAATAAATCTTTTCTTTTAATTTTAGCTTCTGTTTCAACCCTTTTTTTCTCTATTTCGGCTATTTTTTGCTCCGAGCTTGTTTCTTGTTCTTGAGAAGGTTTTTTACTTTCAGCTTCTAATAAACGAGTAATTGGCTTGTCGTACTTATCGTAAATTTTATTAAATTCTACTTGGTCTTCAGTAGATAATTTTTCTTTATCAATTTTTCCTTCTTCGTTTAATTCCGCGTTTGGAAAAGCAGCTTTTAATTCAGCTTGCTCGTCGGCTCTTAGTTGTTCTACTTTTTGTTCGTTGGTTTGTTCTTGCGTAGGTTGCTTAAATTCTTCTGCCTTTATTTGTGCATTTTCATTGGCTGTTTTTTGTACACTTTCGTAATCTCTAATTTTTCCATTAATGTTGTCAATTGCATCAGAATAAGTTATATTAAAATCAGTAGTGCCAAATCTATCTATTAAGTCTTGTTTGTATGTAGAATCGTAATTAAGTCTTTCCTCATGGCTTTCTTTTACAGATTTTAATTGTTGTTTGTAAAATTCAACAGGGTTTTCTGTCAGTAATTTAACCTTATCTTCATTAAATTTTACATCATCTTCATAGTATTTTATTTCGCTTTTACTTCTTGAAAAGAATCCTTTTGCTTTTTCTTCTTCTAAATATTTTTTTGCAGTAGAAATGTTTTCTTTATACTGTTTAAGTCTATCATCATATTCTTGTCTAAGCCAATCTGGTATTGCTACTTCTTGCAATTGTGCAGTAGCGATAGTTTCCTCTTGCAATCCCAATTCGGGTTGTAATTTATTTTTATTAATTGGAGCTTCATCATCTTTTAAATTATCTTCTTCTTTCTTTTGAAAAGTTATGATTTTTCTAATGTCTGGAATTGTCTCGAACTCTCCTTTTAAAGTGCTATTACGATCTTTTTCTAACTGCTTGTACTGGTTGTTTAAGTCTGTAGTTAATAATTCTTTTTGCTCTTTAGAAATGTTTGAATTTTTTAATTCTTCAAACTTTTGTTTTAATTGGTCTTGCTTAACGTTTATGTCTACTAAAAATTGATTTTCTTTAGCCGAAAAGTTTTTTCCTTTTTCAGAGTTTTTAATTACAATATCAAACGACTTATTAGTTAAGTCATTCATTTTGTCGTAAATTATTTTTTTGTCTTCAGTAGTTAAGTTAGGATTGTTTTTTAATTCATTGCTTAATAAATCAATTTGAGAAAGAATTGCTTTAGTTTCTTTAATGTCTTTATTTTCTGAATATAATTTTGCATTTTGCGCAATAGAACCCCAAACTCCACCTACTAAAGTCATTGAGCCTCCCATCAAACCTCCTGCAACTGTGCTTTCAAAACGTCTTTCATTGGCTTGTTGGCTAGATATGTTTTTTCCAGAAACATATCTGTCTGCTCCAATTTGCGCTTCTGCTGTTAAATATTCTGTACCTCCTTCTATTGCCGTATTAAGTCCAAGTCGTTTTGCTAATTTTGTAGACTCCTTTGCCGCACCTTCGTAAATTAATCTTCTTGAAGCATTTGATGCTCTAGCTATTGATTTTTCAATATTTTTTAAAATACCTACCGTTCCTAATCTTTCGAATAAAGTTTCAGCACTTCCGTATAAATAAGCTGTAGCTAATTTTTGTCCAAAAGTAGTTTGTTTTGCAAATGGTTGCATTTCTTCTACTTCCATGTTTCTAAATTGCTCTCCAGCTGTTCCTGTTCCCAATAAGGGAAGTCCAATTTCAGGAGCCAATAACAAAGTAGCGTAAACAGGTAATTGTTCTGTACCTAATTGCGCCATAAACGAACCTCCATCAGAAAAACTGCTAATATCTTTTGCTTTATACCGAATGAATTGTTCTTTGTCTTGTCTGTTTTTATCAAGCTCTTCGTTGGCAACGTCTATTATTTCTTGTCTATATCCGATGTCGCCGCCTTCTCTACCTAATAGTTGGTCAGTATAATTTGCCGTTTCTCCAGCAAGTTTTAAAGACCCCATTGCTATTGTTTTTCCAAGGCCTGTAATATTAGAATATGCCTTTTCGTAGTCGTCGTAATTAAATTTCATTACATCTAACAACTCGTCGCTACTTTTTACCTCTTTAAGTAATTTAGGAAATGATTTTTTGTAGTATTCTAAGGATTCAGAAGAATCTTGCGCATCTGCCAATAGTTTGTTGTACTTATCAACCTTTTCTTGAGTAACTTTTTCTTTTGGTAAACTATTTATGTATGCCGCATATTTATTAAAATCGTCTATTTGCTTTTTATTTATGTCTATTGTAGCAACTGCCGACCTTAATTTATCGTTGTTTTTAAGATTGTCTAATTTTAATTCTTTCCAAATACCTTCTCTATCGTAATCTTCAGGTAAATTTGCATCAACTCTTTTTTGAATTTGTTGGATTCTATCTTCTTTTCTAAAAATGTCTTCTGCTCTTTTTTGAATAGCTTCTTCAGTAATAGGAAGTCCTTCTCTTTGTAATTCAGATTTAGCTTGTGTTTTTTGGTCTTGTAACGGCTTGTATTGGTCAATAGTAAAATAACCCTCATCACCACCAAAAGCTTCGTTTAAAGCTGATAGACTTTCTCCTGTAGCGTTTAATACGTATTTACCGACTTTTCCTAACGTGTTGAGTACGCCAGACTGCTCTTTTTCCCTTTGTAAATTTTCTTCGGTTAAATTAGGATCGTATTCTGAAATTGACTTTCTACCAACCTCTTTAGCGTAATTTGCCTTTAAGTTTTTAGTTGCCTCACTAACATAAGTAGTTTTAGTTTTTGGCGCTAATTGATTATTTTCAACAACATATTCTGTCTTGTTTTTAAAGCCGCTATCAATATATGCTTTATTCCCTACGTTTTCTTCCCCTTTTTGGTAAAATCCTTTTGTTTTGTCAGGAATTAATCCTTCAAATTTTTTAATAGATTTTGTTTGATCAACTTTTGACTTTGGCGGATTTGCTGATTGCTCAGCAGTTTTTAAATCAGGTTTAAGTCTAGAAACGCCATCAGAACCTATTATATCCGAAGAACCAACTTTCTGTACCGATTCCAAATTTTTCTCTGGAGTAGTAGAAGTCGATTCCGCAGGTTCTTTTTTTTTTATTTCAATGGCATCTGAAGGCGGAACAAAAGAACTTTCTGACTCAACAACAACAGCGTCACTTGGCGGTGTAAATTTTGGTTTAGGCTGTAACATATTTATTTTTTCTTATAGGTTTTACCATCAGGACCAACTAAAGTTTCTCCTGGCTTTAATTTAGCCCATTTAGCATTAAAATCGTCTTGAGTATTTGCTTTAGGTTTTGTTGTAGATTTTTTTGCGGTTGGATTTTTCTTTTCCAATATATTAATAGCCGCTGCATAATCTAATCCTATTGCGCCAAGAACGGCATTTGCTTCGTCTTCGCTAGGTAATCTTCTAGTAAAGTTTCCGTAATTATTTGCTACATTATAAGATGTTAAAGCTGCTTGAGCTTCTTGATTACCTCCTGCGGCTAAATCAGATACCGTAGAAAAATCATAAGTTTTTCCTCCAACAGTAAATTTAGCATTTTTAGTTTTAAGTGCTTTACCTGTAAAAACAAGATCTCCAGTCGTTTTGTCTTTCGTAAAACCTAAAACTTGAACCATATTTAAGTCAGAATTTGCTCCTCCTAAATTAGCTATTCCAATAGGCTTAGTAAACGAGACTCCATTTGTATAAACTGTTTTTGGATCTACTACATTACCTACAAAGTCGTCTTTTCTATAATTGTCAAATTTAAAATCTTTAATTTTTACTTTGTCTTTTTCGTCTAAGGCTTTTTGGCGCGCTAAATTTGCTCTTTGAGTAGCTTCATCAACAGTCAATTCTTTATTGTAAGAACCTTCAAATTTCTCTACAATGTATTTTTTAGCCAAAGCAATGTCTTCAGGACTTGTGATGTCTTTTTTAAATATACCAGTTTCATTGTAGTAAGCGTTTATTAAAGCATCTTTATCTGCTAATTTTGCTTCTGCATATTTATCAATAGTGCTTTTTAGTCTAGGAGTTAATTCTTTAACGCCAACCTTCCTAGTTCCTGTAAGAGTTTCTGTAAAATCAATAGGGTTTGCAGTTTTAAATTGTTGCAATTCTGCATCATAATCTACATTTAAAACAGGATTGTAAATAGTAGATCCTACTTTGTCTATACCTCCTTTTTCAATAATTTCATTGTTTTCATCAAATAAAATTGTGTTTGCAGTTCCGTCAGGATTTATTTCAAAATTAATTCTTCTATTGTCTACCGCGCCACCTAGCCTCAAAGCCTCGTCAACAGATCCTTTAGCTAATTTCCCTTCAGCCGCTAATTTTGCCATATTAGCAGCTTGCGTATTGATGTTTGCGGCTCCTTGATTAACAAAATCTAAAGTTGCTTTTGCATTGGCATTTATTAAGTTCCAATCTTGTTGAGATATTTTTCCTTTTCTTACATCGTCTGAAGCTTGATCAATTCTTGTTCTTAATTTATTTGCCAAATCAAACCTCATTGCGTTATCAGAATCATAAGGCGTATATGTTACTTTATCATCTAAAGGTTTTAATAATTTTTCTTTTTCTTCTTTTTCTTTAGCAATTGCAGCTTTTTTCTTTTCGTCTTCTTCACGATATTTAAAAGCCATTTGCTCGGTGTACTTTAAAGCATCACCAACGGTGTCTTGTATCGGTCTGTCTGTGGCAAATGATCCAACTCTTCCTATAGCCATGTTTTTTTTAATTTATCGGTTATAATACCCTGATTGTGGTATTCCTGGTTGAGCAAACATTCCGCGTCCAAATTGCCCAAATTGAGTTGTAGGAGATGTGCCTACCACTTGTTGTTTAGGCCCATACGAATTTCCGTATGGATATTGTTGATTAAATATTCCGTAAGCGTTTTGCGGTCCATAATTTTGAGGATTGTATGCAGGATTTGTCAAAATTGGCGCGTTAGCATACCCAGATTGAGGCGCAAATCTCATATTTGTAGAACTCATTGGAGTATTTGGACCTGTTGCAGTACCGCTTGTAGTAATTCCACTTGCTCCCTCGGATCCTGCTCCAGAACTATTCATTGCTCCAATAGAATTAGCTGCCATTCCAGCGCCCATTACTATATTTCCTAGCCCTGTATTTTGATCTTGTTTACCTGACATATATTGCGAAGATAATCCTTCTATATCTGCGTTTTCACGCGCTTCTTGCATAGAGCGAATGTTTGCGTCGTCTTGAGCAATTGCAGCATCAATTTCTTTTTGCTGCATGTCTAAATTTGCTCCAATTTGCTGATTTACATTTTGAGTACCAACTTCAACACGCCCAAGTCCACCTACCAATGCACGAGTACCGCCTCCTTGTAAAGCAGAAATTTGTCCAGAAGCTAAACGCGCTGCTTCTTCACGTTGTAAATCAGCCCCTAATGTAGAAACTGCACGATCTTTTTGAACATTTTCTAACTCTTGTCGTTGATAATTTTCTAATGCGTTTTCAGCATCACGTTTTTCTTTTGCACCAGCGATTGTTTGGTATATTCCCATACCAACACCTAATCCTCCTGTTATAGCACTAGCTACTCCCATAATTATAATTTTTTAATGAAATGAACACATTCATCTCCTTTGTCAAAACCTACTTTTTTTAAAGCCAAAATAACGCTTTCGCTTGCGCTAGTAGTAAAAGCTGTCATCATTTTTTTTCTTTTTAAATAATCACAAACATAATTAATTAAAAAATCAAGCCCTCCGTTTTTTGTTTTAAAACTTACGTTTTTATTACTTGCAGGAAAGGCAATCCAAGCTAATTTTGAATCTGTAAAATACACCCAAATACAATAACACGGAGTTTCTTCAATATAACAAACAAAACAATTTTTAGGAAGAACTTCTTTATTTATTAAAGGAAAATTTTGAGTTTCTAACCATTTATTAAATGTTTGATAAAAATCTTCTTTGCTGTGTTTTTTTACTGTAAACGACATATTGATTATTTGCTTTTACAAATATACTAATTTTACATGTACGACTTTATTACCTCTGAATTTATCGCGTAAATTTCTTGTTGTGTATTGCTTGAAAAAGACGCGCCTACTTTCATAAAATATCCTAAAATTCCTTGTTTTTGAACGCTTTCAGGTTTTGTGGCTAATACATAATCTCCAGAAACAATATTGTTTACTGTGTCTAATGTTAGTGAATTAGACGTTTTACTTAATACCGTTCCTACAATTTGCAAATTTGAATTTAAAATTACATCTCCAACAGATAAAATAGAATCTAATTCAAAAGCAAATTCTAAAGTCAATACATTGACAACGCATTCTCCAATACCTTGAAAACTTAACTGAGAAGTATTCAATTCTCCGTTTTTACCTCTTACATACGCATAATAAACACCTTCTTTCTTTTCGAAATCTACATTGTTTACATATCCTTTTTCTAAATCTGTTTCGCAGGCAATTTGCAAATTAGTAGTTCCTTCTATTGATAATGCTTTAAATATTTTTCTAGCACTTGGTTCTTGGCTAAAATTAAATTGAAAAGATGTATCTGTTTGAACTCCATAAAAAGTATTAAACAAAGTATCTTGATTGTGCAGCCAAATTTCTCCATTTTTAAAAGATACAAAATGCGAGTTTATTCTAGTCATATCTTCTGGATTAAAAGTAATCCTTGTTAGCCAACCATTAACTTTGTCAGAAAATGCCCAAGTTACATATTTTGAAATATTGTTTTTATCTGTGTATTTGATGTTAAGCAAATAGTAATCGTAAAATTGATCGTATCGGCCAATTATTTCATTTATAGTATTATCTCTAAATAGCTTTTTAAAATAAGTTCTCATTCCTAAAGCAGAAATCTCAAACAATCCATTACCGCCTTTTTTAACAACAACTCCGCGCTTAAAATCAGTATGATAGGAAGTATTTTCATAGTAATCATAGCTATCAGTATGAGTAGAAATACCATATTCTCCCTCGTAAACTTTCTGCTGTCCTAAAACATCTTGAATACGAGATAAGTTAGTGGTTCCGTCGGCATTAAAAAGCATATCTTTTCCGTAAAACACAATAGAATCTCTATCTTCTTGACAAACTTCTAAGTTTGTGTCTTTACCACGCATTTTGTAAATAGGGCCGTAATTACTTTCCATATCATCTTTAAAATTTGCTAATGATAAATTAAAAGCATTTAACTCATTTACATTTGTAGTAGAATTGTATATTCCGCTATAAGTAATATCTTTAAATCTGCGCACCTGCCTGTATTCGTCCTCGCTAACTGCTGTTGGAACAAAATCAACATTTAAATATCTTTCGTTAAAAGCATCTCTAATTTGAAAACTTTCAACTCCATTACCTTGACAGAAACAATTGTATGTTTTAGTAAGAGTATGATTAACAAATTCGTGCTGCCCAGAAATTACTTTATAAACTTCTGGAGTTTCGTAAAATATTTGTTGGTCTGCGTCAATAGGAGTTGTTTCAAAAACATATATCCCAGAAACATATCTAATATCTAGCGTAGCGTCTATAAAACCTCTTCTTGTTGTTCCGTTACCCGCTTCAGTACCCTCTACTATTAACCATAAAAAACCATTTGAGTCAGGTGTAAAATATGGCGGATTGTAATTCCCTCTTTGTAAAACTATATTGTAAATTTTATCTGGGTAATTTGTAGAAGCAAATCCATCAGGAACTACTTGAATATTAAAAAAATCTTCAAAATTATCATAAGTTCTTTGGGCAATATACGTTTTAACAAATTCTACAAATGGAGGATCGGCGCTATAATTACTTGAAAAATTAAAATTAATAGTTGAGCCTTGATTAATTGTTCTATCAATTTTATTTCCGTTATTATCTAAAATAGTAAAATCTCCAAGATAAGCAAAAGGTCTATCATTGTAAGTGTCTTGGTTTTGTTGGTATCTTACAAATTCATTTAAACCATATTCCATTTGATAGTTACTAGATTGTATTTTAGCATACAATCCAGAAGGCTCAATAGTTGTTATTGCATTAGTAGTTAAAAAGTTAGAAGGTTGTTGTTTTAACTCCAAAACTTTTACTCTGACTACATTTAAAACTGGTCCGTTAGCGTCTCTTTTTACTAATAATATTTGACCTTCTTTAATTTTGTTTATGTTTTCACCATCAATTTTTATCCAACGAAAAATACCGTCTACAAAAAAAATGTTGATTGGTATTGTTTCGTAATTTTGTTTGTTAAATTTTATTCCAAATTTATAAGTGTCTGCCCAAGTAGGAGGCAATTGAGTTGTTGGGACTATAACTTTTATTTGATTTTGAGTAATAGAATTTTCGTTAGGAATAAATAATGTATTTTTAACGCTTGTTAATGCGGTAGTTTTTCTTCCTTGAGCATCTCTATATAACATGCAAATTTCGTAACTTCTTAATGATTTTAATGATGTCGCAACTACTATGTCTTTAACAACAACAAATGTGTTTTCATCGTAAAAATAATCATAAATAAATGTATTGCTTGGCGTTCCTAATATTTCATATTTAATTACTGGAAATGTAATATTTATTGAATCTCCAACCACAACAGCGTCAAATCCTTGTTCTACAACATAAGGAGGAACATAATTAAAAGGCAATACAATTCCTCCATTATTTTCAAAATAAAACGTGTAATTTTGTAATTCAATTAAAAAATCGGAGTTTGCAAAAAAATCGTTTAAATTAGCATAATTAGATACTAAAGTATAAATAAAAGTGCTTTTAAACACATTGTTTTCCGAATTGCTTTTTAAATCAAAATCAATAAAAATTCCAGATCCTGCAATAAAAGAAACAGAACTAAGATCAAAACTAATTAATCCGTCGTCTAAAGTTATTGGAATTCCTCCGTAGTTGTAGTTTATCGGTAAACTTTGTACGGCTATATTTGTTTCGGAAACATTATTGGCAATTAATTCTAAAGAATAATCCATGATTACTTTATTTCCGTTAGAATCAATTAAATCGCGGTCTTCTAAATAATTTGCGTAAGCAATTCTATTACCTATTATTGCTTGAGAAATTGATTCGTGAGGAACGTTATCGTAACTTCTGTAAAATTCGCTTTCAGGTAATATTCCGTAAACTTTAGAATTATTAAACTCTAAAGTTATGTCTTGATTATTACCCCAATCTTCATCTGCTTTTATAAATTTATCTATTACATAAGGAGTGTATTCATTAGACAATTTAAATAGTAAATCCAATCCTACTACATCTGTTGCTCCTGTATTAAAAGTTAAATTAACGGCATTATAAATATTTAACATCCCTAAATTTTCAAATGTGTCAAAATCTAAATTAAAAACTCCAGGAATAAAAAAATATTCAGACCAAGTAGAAATAGCCGAATATTGTCCGTCTGTGTATTTATAACGATATGCAAATGACAAAAATCTATCTTCTAAAAAATTTGCTTTAGGATTTTCCGTTGAAATTAAAGGAGTAAACGTAATTGGAAATAAAGGTGGAGCTTTAATGAGTGAAATTTCTTGTTCTGAAAATCCGTCAACTCCCCAATTTTTAGCAGTTTGAATATTTAAACATCTTGGCGGATTGTTGTCTCCGCTAAAACACAACAAATCACCATTGCCTTCTGGGTCAATAATAATATCTACATTAGTTACTCGTTTATTAGGATTAAAATTTAGTAATTTTCCAACTGTAGATTGAACAACAATTACAGATTGCCAAGTAGTTACATCTGTTTCAATAATATAATCATGAATATTTCCAGAAATAAAATTGTAAACTTTGTTTTTTGAAGGCAATGTGCCTTTACCTATTGTTTTGGCTCCAGGAATATTAAAATTTGTCTTTTTTATATTGCCGGTAACGTTTTTCAATACGCCAGCATTAGAGCCTTCAGAAGTTATTACAATAGCGTTTTCGCTGTCAATTAGTTCATCAGGACTAACAAATCTTTCGTCCAAATCTTTTTGAACTGTGCCTTTGGAAAATATGTTTTTAATTTGTGCCATAATTAACGAATCCAGATTTTTCCCTGTTTAAATTGCTGTATGAATTCTTGAGGTTTAATTCCGAGTAATCTTACTCTTGCATTTCTGTATAAAGTATCGTAGGTTTTCTTAATATTTCTTTTTTCGTAATCTGGTAATCGAATGGAATTTTTAGAAAGCCTGTCGTTAATATATGCGTACAGCGCGTCTTCTGCGTACTTATGAATTTTCATATCTTTTTCCAAAAGTTCATTTCCGTCAGATATGTATTCCAATAGAATAATTCTTTCAGCGCTTTCAGAACTAAAATGTATTCTTTTGCCGTCTGGACTAATATTAAACGTTCCGTTGGCATTCAATCTAGTATCTAATCTCCAATTTTGATTAATGCTATACCAATTTCCCCAACCATACGCGCCATAAAAGCCTCCGTCATTAAAACCGTCTGTATTGTGATGTTTTAATTGGTCGTTAATATGTTCAATAGCAGTTGTTCCTATTAAAACATCTCCTGTATTGTCAAATAGTATCTCCGCATAATTATCTTGCAAATGAGCAACCCCTAATGGAGTTTTTTGGTTTACTGACATTGGGTGAATTTGACCAGTTTCTTTATTTACCCAAGAAATTCTAATATAATCAACGTAATCATACGGTATAATAATATCTAAGTTGTCGCCTAACTCTAGTTCTACTACTTTAGGACTTTTTAATGCGCCAAAAGTAAATTCTCGAATACCTTGCTTGGCTTGATAAATAACTTTCGATCTAGGAATGTTTCCGTGAAGCGTATCATCTCCTAAATAGTTTTGAGTGAAGTTATTTACAATTTGCTCTAATGGAACAAATTGAAAATTTCCGTGATTGTCTTCGTCAGTATAATAATCAAATGGGTTTTGCGCGCTCATTACTATTAATTTACAACAAAGATAAAAAAATTTAGTAGGTGTTTGACTTTCAACAATAAAAAAAGCCACTCTATTTGAATGGCTTTTAAAATATGTATGGATTAACGATTATCCAATGGCTTGTTTTAGGTATTCATAGAACGTCATTCCTTTACCAGACATTAAATATTCTGCAATTGCATCATATTCGTCTTGGTTTCTTGAAACTTCAACTAAAACCTCTTTATTTTCATTTAGCCACTTGTAATTGCTATAGCTAATTACTCCACGATAAGAAGCGGTTTTTGCAACGCCTTTAACTTCAAGTGATGGCTGATTTGCTAATTTTAAAAATTCATTAGGACTTTTTGCAACAGCACTATACAAAGAACGTTTTAATTCAGCAGGAACCCATTCTTCTTTATAATCAGAACACATCAATCGAGCAACAGCATCTTGTTTTAATGGACTAATTGAACGAACTAAACTTTGTGCTTCAAACAATTTATCTTCTTTGTCAATTTCTAAAGTTGCTTCTTTGGCCGGATCGTATTCTTCAAAAACAGAACCTCCATTTGCTTTGTTGTCAGGATGAATAGCCAAAAACTTTTGTAAAGGAATTTCTTTTTTGCTAGTTTTTAACATTCCGTTTTTAACCTCTATTGAACTAACAATCACATCTCCTTTTTGCTTGTCTTCAAAAAAAGATGTTTGGTTTACCGAAAAACGTAAAGCATGTGTGTTTTTTGTAATTGGATTAAGATAGGTCAAAGCGCTGTTTGGTTTACTTCTATTTCTAATACCTCTTGATAAAGGTTTGAAATTGTTGCATAAAACATACATTCTGTCTTTTACTTCAAAATCTTCAAGCCCTGGAATCTCGTCAAAGTTTTCTTCCTTAGCGGATAACGATTTATAAGTTTCTTTTGGGATTTCTTGTTTTTGAACAGGCGCTTGCATACTTGGCAAATTTGCCATTGCTTTTGCTATTTCCTTAGCGACTAAATCACTTACTTGAGATAAAGGAATAGTAGGTTCTTTTTTTTCAGATTCTTTTACAAGTTCTTCTATAGCTTCAATTTGACTTATGTCTTGTAATGCTAATTTTTCAGATTCTTGCTGTAATTTTAAGGCTCTGCCTTCAGCAGACAAATGATGCGGTTTTTTTTCTTCTGTTTTCATTTTGATTTAATTTAAAATTTATTTTAAAAAAAAGGCTTGCTGTTACACAAGCCTTTTCTACTTTATTTATTTGTGCTTATCCAACACATCGCAAAAGATTGTTACGCCCAGTTACAACCAACGCTCTTTCTGTCAAAAATTCAGTTTCTTTAACGTCAGCTTTGTTAGTTCCTGTAGCCCAATCTCTCATGGTCATTTCGTATTTACGATTTACAACAGAAGACGCTCTGTATTTAACGTGAAGCATTGGCACGGTAGCAGATTTTCCTTCCATTACATCGTAAATCTTTTTAGAAGCCGAAGGAACGAATAATGCGTGAGTTTTAGTTGCTCCAACAGCAGAACCTTCAGTTGTAGGATTATCTAAAAATCTCCAGTTACATTTGTAGAAATTGTAATTTCCGTAATTGAAATCTTTAAATCCTAATTTAATACCTTGCTCTTTGTTGTCAAAAGCACCCCAAGCAGAACCAGTAACGTTTTCAGCTTTAATCATACGATCAATCAAACGATTTTGAGCAGAAGTAGCGTAGATGTAATTTTCAGAAATCATACCTTGAGCATTAAATCTGTCAATGATTGAATCAAAATCATCTAAATCAACTGCTGGTCCTTCAAAGATATTACCTTCGTCAGCGCAAGAAAACAAACCTTGAGTACCTTCAACTCCAGAAGCTAATAAATCTCCGTCCCAATTTTCTCCCAAAATAAGACCGTTTTCAATAGCATTGCTAAAACGTTTTTTGGTATCTCCTAGATTTTTAAAGTACCATAAGTACCCTTCTCCAGTATCAACCCAAGTACGCAACGCTAAGTTAGAACGAGTTTCTTTTAAATACTCTCTAATAATTATCGGTTTTTGAGTGAATTGTTCAACTCGGCTGTTTAGACCACCTCCTAAAAACTCGGCGCCTTTAGCATACTCATTAGAATAAGCGTAAACAGTAAGAGCAGTAGTACCTACGTCTGTCCAAGTTCCTGTACCACATAAAGCGGTAAATCCGTTAGTCGTAACAGCAGTAATTTGACCTTTCTTAACTACAGAACCATCTGCATTTCTAACAGAAATAGTTTCGTTAAGTCTGAAAGTGTGAGCGTTAGATGTAAACACATCGGCAGCGCGAGTAACGCCTTCAGCCAATTGAGTAAGACGACCTTCTTCGTTCCATTTAATTAAATCCGCTTGAAACGGACTTTCCTTACCTAATTCGGCAAGCATACCAGTAATCATTTGCGAGCCAAATCTATCTATGATTTGAGCTTCCAACTCAGGAATGTACTGAGTTAATAAATTGTACTCACTATCGCTAATGTAATTAGTCGGAGTGGCAACTTTTGTAGGCGAAGGAGTTAATACAACTCCAGGGACGTTTAATAATGGCATTTTTTCTTAATTTTTTAAGTTGTTTTTTTTCTTTTTTACTCTAATTAAAACAACAACACGAAAACTTTTATTCTTCTTCGACTTTCCATTGCTTGATTTGACTTCCTGTTTGAATGTTTTTAACCCCATCAACTCTGATGTTTTTGGATTCTTTATCTTCAATTTCAAGTTGCTTTGACATTCCGATTTTAATAAAATGCTCGGCAACTTTTTCAGGATTCATAGCAAAATGCAATGCTTTGTAATATCCTGGAGCGTCTTTCAACTTACCAGATTCGTCGAAGAATTTTTTGTCAAAATTGCTTAAATCAGAAAGCGTGTTTCTCGTTTCTTGTACATTTTCAGGCTTAATGCTAAATTCTTCTTCTCCTACTTTAACTTTGAAACCTTCAAAATTGGCAGAAAAAACTTGATCAGTTTTTGCTTGAAAATCTTTAGTCGTCTGTTCAAAAGCAACTTTATTTTCTTCTTGTTGTTTTATGAAATTATCAGCAAATTCTTTTGCTTTTACAAAATCTTCTGGTATCGATTCGTTAAGACCCTTAACAGATTTATACTTTTCTTTTTGACTTTCTAACAGCGCAAGGCCTTTTTGATAATCTCTTTCTATATTGATTTCCTTATCTGTGATTTCATCATCGTCAGCAAATTCGGAAATAACATATTCTTTATCATACAATCTTTCAATTTGCTTATCATTAAGAGTTGGATTGTCCAATCTTAGATTTTGCAACAGAATGTTTTCTTTTGGCTCAGCCGACCAATCTTTTTGAGTTTCCAAAAAGTCATTATAGCTTCTGCCAGTTTCTTTTCTGTACTCTAAATACTTTTCAGTTTCAGGGTCTAATTTAGCAGAATCTTTAGGTTTTAAATCTTCCAAAGATTGCGCCTCAAACCCTTTTTCTTTTAAGTATTTAATTACCGATTCATCATCAATATTGCTAGAAGTTTTTTCAGCAATTACTTCTTTTTCTTCAACAGCCTTGTCAATTTCTTGAATTTTTGGTTGTTCTAAAAAAGAAGGGTGAAATTCAGGAGAATCATCTACTACAGTCCATTGCTTTGTAGCTTCTACTGCCGGTTGATCTGCAATTGCTTCCACAACTTGAGTAGGTTCTGTTTTTTCTATTTCTTCCGACATTGTAATTTGAATTTAGATTAAAATATAATTGCAAATATAAATATTTTCTATTTAAAAACATTTTTTAATATTATTTTTCTATTGTAAGGTCGCTAATCATGATTCCGACAAAATCATCTTCAAATTTCTTTTCGTCAAAATCGTGATTTTTCAAAAATGGATATTCTTTTTTTAGCTCTTTTATAGAAAAATAAACATTTGCTCCTTCTACTTTAAAAGGAATTTTTGCTTGAACCAACTCTATTCTTGTTGGAATTACTTTTATTGCATCTTTTACTTTTTTCTTTGCTTTTGACATAATCCTCTTCTTCTC